CAGTGTCTGTACACTAGAGGGTGACGACAATCGTTCCGAGAAAATTTCTGAAGGTTTAAAGCAGGCGCATAAAGACGCTCAAGAATTCATGATTGAAGAGTATGGAGACGATTGGAAACAGACCGCTTCGTACAGCTTTGGTTCTCTTGAGTTCTATGAAGAAGCAGAGCTTTCGCCTCGTGAACTTTCATACTTAGATAGTTGAATGAAATTCAAGAAGTTTCGAGATCTCGTAGCAGGCGATCGCTTCTTAATCCCAGATTTTGACTGGGAGGTAGCAAGCGGTCTCCCTGAGCCAATTAACGACAACAGACCTAATGGGCTGTGGAAAGTCTACACAGATAAGGGTAAGGCTTATTCTGCCCCCAATGAACTCGTAACCGTAGAGGACTAATGAGAGGACTAATGGCTAAAACAGTGGTGAATCATAATAACAAACGATCGCCTAATCGCTCAGCCCGATACCCCGTTCGTCGCAACGGGATTACTTATATCATCGTCAAATCTTACGACAACAAACAGGAGATTTAGGTGGACTCAAAAGAATTAAGCAAGATCGTCCAACAAATCGACGACCACTTTGAAGGACTCAAACGAGTTGAGCTTCAGGCACTTGTTGAGAGTGTTCGACTATATCCCGATGGCTTTGAGTTTTCCCGCAACATAGGCGAGAGGGTAGAGAGGTTTCGGATCGTGTCGGCTTTTATCTCTGGCGCTGACATTACTCTTGATGCTCGGATTTTTTATCGTTGCAAAGTCTCAGCGTGGAACTCGTGGTCTGGACACTCGAGTCCTATTTCTGAGACGGCGATCACTTCATTTGTTAAACGCTTTTCACAGGAGGCTTAGATGAATCCAGAATTGCACGATGCTGCGAACAGCGTAATAGCTTGGGCAGAAGAGGTAAAACAACAAAAACTTCAAGAGCTTGCGGAACAGCATCGCATCTACCCAAGCGGGTTCGAGTTTTACTACCCATCTACATCGGGCGAGCTAGAGCGAAGCCAAATACTAGGAGCTTTTCTCGGCGACTTTGCGATTGACAATATTCAGGTTTGGTATCGCTGTAATGTCCCTTCTTGGACTCCTGAAGCGGATGAGATTATGCCCCTATCTGAGAGTGCGATCGCTAGAGCTATTGAAAGGTACGGAGTCCCCAGCTAAGTCATGAACAACAATCCGCGATCGCCACCCTACCCATGCCTTGAATAACACAAAACAACAACAAAACAACAGGTAGAAAATGACAGACGAAGAATTTGCGGAAAAACTTGATCGATATCTTACCGTTCGAGCTGCTCAGCAGAAGCCAAAGAGAGGTCGCAAGAAGAAGGTGTTCGTTGAGACTGTAGAGCCTGATTACGACAGCATGGACTTAGCAACCTTTGGTGATCACGTAAGCGACTCTATGGGTGATTGCACTGAACTGGCTATCAACGAGTTTATGGACATGGCGCGATCGCACAGAAAAGGCAACACCCTTAAAGCCGTTGGTCACGGAGCTAAGGGTGTTGTAGGTACAGGGCTTGTGGTTTACGGAGTTGTGGAGTTGCTTCGAGTGGCTCTAGGTTCGGATTAGTTAGCTGCGATTATAAACATAAGGACTAAAACTATGAAGCAATGCAAAAACTGTGGTGCTCCAGAGGATCTTCATCACTATCAGACCAATCAGTGTCCAGTCGGAGGACGGGAAGCCCCAGTCGGCAGAATGCAAGGATGGATGTCAACTGTCTTTGAGTGTGCAGACAGTGAGATCGAGAGCCTGCGAAGCGAAGTAAGGGATTTGCGCCGTCGCATTCAAAAACTTGAGTCTATGAGATGATCAAACGCGATTCGTCTGCGTCAGGCGATCACTTGTAAATATTATCAGGAGAAAATCGATGGCAATTTTAGGATCTACAGAGTCCCTTTATTACCCCGTAACAATCAAGCCCGATCCTTCGGGTTTTGACCAGTGGATTGCCGATGGCGGAATACCTTTACACCCTTCAGACGACGATCTGCTGACCTATGAAGAATTTGAACGGGAGTGGAACCAGCAGGGCTGCGATATCTATGAACTCCCTGATGATGAGTTACCCGACAATCTACCTAATGGGGTTGAAGATGTCACTGGCAAGATCCTAAGCGAACCTGATCGCGTATTTGCTGTGGTCTGCCCTTGGGGTATCCAGTATGTCGGTTTGGAGATTTTTACGGAGGACATGCTAGAGGATGACGAAGCAGTACCGAATCCGCCAAATACTCCCTAACGGCGATCGCCTATATTCCCAATGTGCCACAGATAACATCCGCATACTCAAGTGGAATCTGTGGCGCTTGCGGGATAAGGATGATATGTCCAAGTATGCGATTGTCGATGATGCGGGTAATCTTTATCCGCAGTTGTTGATAGATGCGATCGCCGAAGATCTCGCCCGTGAAGCTAACTGGCGGAAACGGATGGAGGCTAAGGCGATCGCGCAGAAACAGCAGAATAAATTATTGGTAAAACGACTATGACTACCGCAACATTTAGCTATTACAAGATGAATCGAAATATTCGTGTCCTTTTCCACGACCTTGGTTACAGCTACTGGATTGACGAAAATACTAATTACCCAGAGGGTCTCGGAAATTGTTACCTATGTCACTCAATCGACACTCCTTCCAGGTGGGAGTGCGTTGGCGGAGTCGATGGGAGAGAGCCAATCTTTGATGATGGCGAAATTGTCGGCTACAAGAAATGGAGAGCAGACTTGCATCACGAGTGGAACGAGGAGGTTGGTACTGATTCTGAGGTTATTTACGAAGGCGAAAGCCGAGATGAAGCTTTGAAGGCTTTATGGGAGAATCGGTTTAAATACAGCTTTTAATAGCGATCGCATCTGACTTTGTTATTCTCTAAGCGATCGCCCTGCAAAAATCTTGCAGGGTTGTCTATATATACTTAATAAACCTCAGATGCCGTCAGGCGATCGCTCAAAAGAGCGTATGTAAACCAAACAACGAGGAAATCGTAATGAAAGCAATTCAATACAGCTCAATTGGCTCTTTAGAATCGTGTCGGTATCTTGCTAAAAAGTGGGCAGGCAACAATCTTATAGGCATGGTAGCTAGAGTCGGGTCTGCTTACAAAGCATCGCAGTGGAGCGTCGAAGCCCTTGTAAACGCCTTTAAAAAAGACGCTGATCTCTGGCAAGACCAAAAGGATCTCGCTCTAAGTTTTGGAATTCAGACAAATCCCGACTCTTTGGATTTGGGCGAAGTGGATATTTATTTCAGTAAAAATTCTTGGCTTGATTTGGACTACAAGCGCGTTTGTGTGGGCACTCCAAACAACTATGAATGGACTGCCTATGATGACTGCGCGGAGGCGATTCGTGAAGGTATTAAGCAAGCCCAAGCGATCGCAGGAGGACTTTAAATGAAAATCGTAGAAATCTACACAAGCAAAAACTTTCCTAACAATAGAAAACCTCCGATTGAACTACTTGTACTAGAAGATGGTCGTCACGTCATTACTAACCCCGTTAGTGGTGACGAATATTACGCAGACGAGGATGAATTCGATGAGGCGTATGCAGAGGTAGATATTGAGTTTGAGTTAAGCGATCGCACTGGAGAGTTTCCAGATTCACCAGATATCATTAACAGGATTAAAGAGCTTTGTCGCGAGACAGCGCAAGCCTTTGTTGATGAGTTTGAAGAAGCCTTGGATTCGACAACAACCGACTGGGATGTGTTCTCTTGGTCTGAGGACTACAGGACTGTAGCATCCGAATTTAAACTCCCCCTAAATAAAGGGGAGTGGGGTAATTACTGGTCCAAGTACTACGACCTAGAATCCATGACAAAAGAGATCTTAGAAGAAGAAGCCTCATAGCGATCGCCACAAAATTCACACACAAATAACATAAAGCCCTGTCGAATCGAGAGATCTGACAGGGCTTTATGTTATGATTGATTCACCGCTAATCAGAGATGAGATACCACCCTCAAAACTGACTTACTTGTAAAAGCGCGGGATATCCAACTGTCAACAGCAGTCGAATGAACCAAGTATACCATTTTCCCGTAAGAATATACACAGCGATCGCGCAAAATTCCGCACCTTTTTTAGTGAAGGCTATGTGGCATACTGTGCGGTCGTTTGATATATGTTTTGGCGAGGGTAGAGGGTATGCAACCTTAAATATCATTCGATTGGCGCAGACATTGGATAGATCGGTTGCCACGATTAAGAACATTTTGCGCTTGGCTGTAAAGTCGGGCTTCTTCTACGCAATCCGATGGGATGGCGAGGAAGTGCAAATTGCTTATGTCAGCGCCGAAAAGCTTTGCTGCAAACTGGGAATCACCAAACTTGGCGCAATATTTGAGGAGTGGTCGGATAATCTGGACGCATTACGTCCACAGGTAAGTCGATACACGCTCGCACTCAAGCAAGAACATTCTCGGTTTTTAGCAGACAAAGAATCCAAGGAAAATGGTTTATGGTTAACGCGATCGCCTGAGAAAATATTCGATGATGCTGGCTCTGTCATGTGTTCGGGGTCTAAAAGTATCGTTGAAAAACGAGGGCATTCGTTATCAGAAAAATGGGTTTAAAACCCCGTGCTTCTAGCACGGCTTTTCTTGGTTTTGAATGTACTGCTTGAGTATTTCCAAGGGTGCGCCGCCGATAGAAGACACAAAATAGCTGGGGCTCCATAGCGCATCTTTCCCATAAGGCTTAGTATAGCCAGCTTGACCATATCTTCGGCTTGAGACACCTTTTAAAGCATTGACTATTTGAGACACAGACAGCTTAGGTGGGTACTCAATCAAAGCGTGAATATGATCTGACTCACCATTAAACTCTTGTACCTGAAAATCCATCTTTGTTGCCACTTCTCCAAACGATTTTTCAATTACAGCGAGACTTTCAGAAGTAAAGATTTTTCGCCTATATTTTGTAACGCAGACCAAATGTATTTTAAGGTCGGAAACACTATGCCTTTCTTTGCGTAAACTGGTTGTCATTTTAAGCAGACCGATGTACAATAAAACTACAGACCAATTTTAGCACAAGCAATGAAAGCTAGATATCAATACAGATTTTACCCAACTGACCAACAGCAAAAGAGCTTAGCTCAATTGTTTGGCTGTGTCCGTGTGGTCTGGAATGACGCTCTAGCGCTGTGCAAGGCTTTTGGTAAGGCAATTGGCTTTAACAAGCTTTCGGCTATGCTTACTCAGTCCAAAAAGACTGAAGAGAGGCAATGGCTTAAAGATGTGTCGGCTGTACCTTTGCAGCAGTCCCTAAGATATTTAGATGTTGCCTATCGGAACTTTTTTAATTCTCTAAAAGGAAAGCGCAAAGGTAAAAAAGTTGGATCTCCAAAATTTAAAAAGAAAACCAATAATCAATCTGCTGAGTTTACCAAAGCAGCATTTTCTCTTTCGGGTGATAGCGTCTATTTAGCCAAGATAGGAGATATCAAACCAGTATGGTCTAGAAAACTACCATCGGAGCCTAGCTCTGTAACAGTGATTAAAGACTGCGCTAACCGATATTTTCTTAGCTTTGTAGTTGACATAGAACCAGAACATATAGAGCCAATTAATCCATCAGTAGGGATCGATCTTGGAATCAAAACTTTTGCTGTACTCAGTACGGGTGAAAAGTTTCAAAGCCCTGATTACTCCAAACTGGATAAAAAGGTTAGAAAGCTACAGCGCAAATTAGCAAGGCAGTCTAAAGGCTCTAACAGACGGAATAAAACTCGTTTGAGAATTGCAAAAAAACACAACAAAATTGCTGATACTAGAAGCGATTTTTTGCATAAAGTCTCTACTGAAGTGGTACGCAAAAACCAAGCAATCACTTTAGAAGATCTCAATGTTTCTGGCATGGTCAAAAATCGCAAACTTGCACGGGCAATTAGTCAGCAAGGATGGAGAGAATTTAGAACTCTTTGCGAGGCTAAATCCAAAAAGTATGGCAGAACTTTCTCAACGGTTAGTCGATGGGAACCTACCAGTCAAGTCTGTTCGCATTGTGGCTACCAATGGGGCAAGTTAGATCTCAGTATCAGGACTGTTACTTGCCTAAATTGTGGTACTACCCATGACCGCGATGAGAATGCTGCTAAAAATATAGACAAAGTCGGGATAGGGAACTGCCACGACTCTAAACGAACGCGGAGAGACAATAAGACTGCTTCGGTAGCAAGTCTCAGTGATGCGTTAAGAATCACCGTTGCTTCAGCGCGGTGAGTGTTTCAAATGTAAACCAGTCTTTCCGAGCCTATGGCGCATCACAGCGCACTGTTGCTAGTCTAATCCAACGTACACCGCAAACCCTTCGCAAGCATCTAAGAGCTATCAAAGGTTTAGAGTCAGTGCGATCGCTTCAAGTTTTTCAACATAGCGATCGGCACAATCCTGACCTAGATAAATTCCTGCAATTAGAAACTGCTTTGGGTAACTGCTACTACCGCAAGAAGAATGGACGAGATTTTAAAGCTCTGCCCAACATTTATGATCTCAGCCCCGAAGGGTTGTTCTCTCAAAGTTGGCTCAGGAAGCGGGTTTTAAAATACTCAAGAAAAAAGGAAGCCGAAATTTCTTAGCTTCGTTTTAGATTTCCACTTTTTCAATCTTTGGGCTAGCTGGACACAATAGGCAACTACTTTTTATCACTCACAAAGATCGCCTTAATACGCGATCGCTTTGCTGCATTATTATTTAAACAATGAGGTTCCTCGTATGCCAGAAATACACCTAACTCTTGGTGCTTGGTTTTGTCTTAACCCTCTGAATGAACCGAACTATTACGGTTGGGCTGCAAATAGGCGACTAATAACAAGGGATGGCCGTCCCGTTGGTCACTGGACATCGGAAACTCGTTCAGGCAGAGGGTTTCTTTGGCTGCAAAACTATGCAGGGTATAACTGCAAAGATTTTGTTTTAGAGCTTAATGATGTTGATCTAGCTCTCAGTAGGGCTAAGAAAATCTTGGCTGAATGGGATGCAAATCCTAAAAGACCGACTTGGATAGCTTAATCAAGCGATCGCACCAACAATCAAAATCAATAGATCAAACAGGTAAAACAATGTACATAAAAACTATCTCCCAGACTCCAAACGAAGTTACCCGTGTTTATCACACTATCTATGAGGTCTCTCTAGAAGCAAGCGATCGTGAAACATACCGTGTTAACGACATCAGCTTTTACTGGGACGATCCTGCTTCAACAAAGCTCACTATTCAGAATGATGGGCTGTATGAAGTTCGAGGCAAGAGTTTTGTAATCAGACCGAAAGAGGTTGAGACTACAGCTATTGAGTCGTTACCTTTCTCGATTCTAGTCGAAGAGATTTCGGATATGTAGCGATCGCGCCAACAAAACCCATCACCCAATACGCCACAGATCTAATTAGATCTGTGGCGTATTTTTGTGGTAGTATTAATTCAAAGAATTTTCAAAAACCTATGAAAATAACACAAAAAGCCCTTAGCTCAGCGCAAAAGCGGCAGAGGAAATTGTGTGCTGAGCGCCAAGCTAAGTTGAACAAGATCGCCACACCAGAGCTATTAGTACTGGCTGATAAAGCCAAGGAGTATTTCTAATGAACTATGAACCGTATTTAGATACAGACTGGACTCAGGTAAGTCCAGAGGTTAGCCATCTGCTATGGCTGAGTGACGAAGAATTAAAACAACAAAAGGAGAAATCAGATGCAAAACGTAGCCATAGAAGAAGTGCTGAGAGAATTGTTGGTATTAATGGGGACACCTCCCCACGAGAGATCTCTGGGAAAAGGTTTCTGCAAAATACCATCGGGTTCGAGTGCGCTTGAAATAGCGATCGATCCTAGATCTAACTATGGCTGGCAGTACGATGATGGGAATGGAGGTGCATGGCCCAGCTTAGATGAGGAGTGCCTTGAAGCTACACTGATTAACTATCAAATTCGAGATATAGCCCCAAAGCCCGAAAAACTAGCCAAGATCAACGAGGCGATCGCAGAGCTTGAAGACGATATTGCCGCCGCCAGAGATCCTAATCGCAGAGAAAGGAAACAGATCGACCTTGAGAAGAAGCACTCCGAGTTGATCGACTGCCACCATTATGTCTACCTCTATTTCAAGGATAGAGAAAGATCTTATAAGTTGAGAATGAAGCCCACTAATAACTTCACGATGTCTCTCTTCAATCAGCTTTCTGTGCTGACCTCAAGCTCTCCGAACAAGCTTAAATCGCCGATAAAAGTAGCCCCAGAGATGAGAGCCAGTAGCAGGGACTCAGAGCGGAAAGTGACCTTCGCAAAAGTCTTCGTTGGCGACAATCCTGTTTGGGTAGGCGAAAAAAATCAAATAACTTCAAGGGAGTGGGCTAAGGTTTGGAGACAAAGAGTTGAGCAGGTTGGGAATACTATCCGAAAATTGCATGACACTCAACAGCCTTATAACTCACAAGCCAGCCTTCCTGCTTACGAGGAAGATGATAGCGATCGCAGTCAATTAGCCTTGCCGCATGGAGAGGATGCGATTGAAGCTGATTTTGAGGAGGTGGAAGACCCTAAAACCCTACTCAACGAAAAAGTCATAGCCAGAGCCAAAGCGCTCTGGGGTGACAATTTTAAGGACAAGATAAGGGAGTATTCGGCAACACATTTTAATGGACTGTATCTTAGGGATATGACTGCTACTCAGTTGCAGAAATATCTTGAAGATCTAGAAGATGTTAAAACCCAACAAAAGAGAGTGGCATGAATCTAGTAAAAATCGTTACATGGCAATGTCCAATCTGCGGGAGTACCTATAGCGATGAGCAGAATGCGATCGCCTGTTCAAATCTAGAAGCTCCAGCACACCGATTTAAAGTCGGCGACACCGTGTACATCAAGGAGCGCTACCCCGACAACCCTAAGAAGCCATTGGTGTCGGTCAAGATCTCCGAGGTGTATGGATACTATAGAGAGGATCATCCTGACAAGCATGTACCTCAATACCTACTCGAAAAAGCCGTCCAAACAGGTAAGTGCCACTGGTCTGGAAGTCCTCAAGTTGAGTATGGCGGGGGTGTTGTGGAATACCATCCCGCTTACGAATACGAGCTGTATGCACTTGGAGATCCTTATCGCAGTGCGATCGTAATAGAAGATTTGGTTGGTAAGGAAAAACAGGGGGCAACATGACCTTGAAAGGCAAAAAGCGGAAAGAAAGCCTAAAACCCTTCGTCTTCCACGATCTATACCAAGTTAAGTTCAACTACTTTGATCGGGTACAAAATATATGGGTGTTTGGAGCTGTGGAGAATGTCTTAACCACTGAAGGTAAAGCTCATCACGATCTAGCTGCCGAGGAAGTTAAACGTAAATACTATCGTTGTGAAATTGTTTCCGTTACTTATTGCTAACAAAAGCCCGTCAATATAATTGACGGGCTTTTGTGTTATTCAGATCAGAATTAAACGAGGTAACGACCCTTAGTTTCGTATACCAAGTCGGTCTTCTCAACGATCGCTTCAGAATCCACGGTCAAAGAACCCGAAGGCTTGACCGATCGCAAAAAGCATTTTTCGAGTAAGAAACCAGAAACATAAATGTCTGAGTAGCTGGGGTCAGTCTTCTTCACCAAATTGCTGAGGTTGGCTTCAGCAGTAGATTGAAGGGTTGTAACCTCTGTTCCAGACAAGCCACTAACAGAGTACTGGATGGTTCGTTTCGCAGCGTTAAAAGGAGTGATATCTCCTGCATAGTTAACGTTGAAGGCAATCGAGTTGCCTTCGCCTAATGACAGTTCGCTTGGCTGGCAGACTCTTCCAGGCAAATCCGGGACTGACTGGAGAGTAATAGCAATAGTCATAGTGGTAGCTACCAATAAGTTTCCCTTATCTTCACGAGATACTCGAAAACCTCATTGGAGCTTGCTCGATTAGCGATCTAGAATACCGTTGTACAGAAGCCAAAGGATGTACCCGATCGCGACAACAGCCAAGCAAAGACCGAGAATCAAAAGTAGTGGATATTAATCTGCGCCTCTAGGTAATAACGTTGTAAACGACGTAGAGCTTCGCATCGGTAGCGGAGGTATGTCCGCCAACCAGCGAATCGCCTGTTTCTAGTCGAAGATCAGCAACCTCTCTGGGCTGATTCTTAAACATAGAAGTCTTATTCCATGCGTAAGCTGTAACGCTAGTAGAAGTATCTGCGACACCGATACTGATTGTTCCGCCGTCGGCGGATACTGTGCCGATCACATGGAGTATTTCAACAACCTCTCCAGAGCCAGCCGTTAATAAGTTCGTTGTCAGAGTTGAGGTCAAGTCAATCGATTCAGTTTTACGAGTAATAGTCATAATTAAGAGAAGGGATAAGTAGTAAAAGAGCCAGAGTTGTAAATCAGAGCCATTTCTGACAGGGTTAGGCGAGCATTGTAGAAGCCAAGCTCGTCAATAAAAAGGTTGTTACCCGAACTGCCAACAACTAGGCTCCCATCAAAGGCGTTGAGAGTTTCCGCGCCGATACCATAGAATGTTTCTACAGCGTTGTTGTTGATCTTTAGCGCAATAATATCGTTGGCTTTATCGAACTGACCAATAATAGAAACCCACGATCCTTCGGGGAAAGAATGTGTTGACGTACCTCCGACGGCTCCAGAGGGGACTGTGCCAGCCGTCAAATTAATAGTTCCATCGCCGTCAACGACTAGATACCACTGACTTGTCGCCAAGAGTGTAAAATAACCAGAAGACAAAGACGCAATCTTTACCGCAAAGGAGAATGAAAGAGGGTTTGAGGCTACATCAAAACTAGATGGAGTCGTTGCGACCAAACCTCCTGTGTCGTGAAATACTGCCGCATTGTTTGATACTCCCGTAGCAGAGGTAACGACGCTGGAGCCATCAACCAGTGCTACTCCAAACAAAGTATCTAAGCGATCGCCACTAGCTTCATTGAGATTCCAGTAAGCAAGCGTCTTGGCAAGCAAGGTATTAACCTGTGCTGCGCCGCCAGATCCCCATACCATACAGTCCAAAATGTCGTCGCCCGCATCGTAGGAACAAGTAATTAGGCTTCTGGTTGATGGGGTTACAGAAATATTGTCACTACCAATAAACCTGTATTTAGTGTCGAAGGTCAGAGCGCAGCCACCTGCTACAGGTTGCTTAAACAAAAACGTTAGTTCTTGACCGTCAATTAGGTTGGTTGGATTCCCCAACATTCTTGTTGCGCCTACAACAGTGGTCAGCCCAGCTTTAAAGTTGTTACTCAGAGAAGCGTCTACAGCAACTGTTGAGGCATCGGTCAAGTTGCTAGGGGTGGTTGCTTGACTCTTAGTAAAAGATTGAGATCTATCTAAGGTCGCAATCTGCTCCGAAGTACCGCCAGAAGCATTTCTTAGCTTGAGAATATTGGTGTCATTGTAGAGAGCGATTTGGCTCCCTGTGGTGGTCGGAACAGTGCCAGAGGTGATAATTACACCAGTATTTGTACCAACAGTACCTGGCTCGCCTTTGTCCCCTGGAGTACCCGTAAAGCCCCTCAGTCCTCGAACACCGCGAGGGATTGTTAGATTAATATTCTGAATGCCGCTACTGTCGGTAAGCGTCATTGCATAGTCGTATTCGTCTACACCTAAAGTTACCGTGCCCACTCCAAACCTTTGAAGTCGAATCCATCGACCTGCTTGGATTGAAGTCAAATCATTTGGCTTTGCGGCATAGGATGAGTCGGTTGTATCGTCAACCAAGTATGAGTCATTCTGGTATTGATACTCCCAGCGCAAACTGGCAACAATACACTTTTGAAGGTTCGGTGTAGTTGTGGAACTCACGGCGCGAAGAGCATTAAGATCTGTTACGGGTGCGCGATTATATTTAGTCTTTTCAAATAATTCGCCGATGGTCGAATCAGCCTCAAGTACACATCCATCCAAGGGCGAATGACTGATCGAGGTAACTCGATCAGTGTAGACAAACGCGATCGCCACCTCGTAGTTGGTAGACGAGAATACACTGCTACCTGACACTGGCGCGATCGCATAGCTAGCATCAGTAGCACGGTAAAGCCCAAAACTTGCCGCAGGATTACTGGGTAGAGACCCGATCGTTGTATCCGTGCCGCTTAATCCGATTGTAAAAGTCTGTGACGCTCCTGCTAGGACTACCCCATCAAAGTATCTAATCGTACCCCCGCCAACGGGTCGAACAAAGAATCTCACTCCCGAAGGGTTAAAATATCCTGCCCCAGATCCCGCAATCACATCGGGATAATCAGGACTAATATTTAGTGGGTAAGTAACAATAATTTGAAGAAGATTAGAAGAACTTAGGGCGTAGCTGCCAGACCATGTTTTTATATGCCCCAAACCATTAACCGTACCAACGATCGCTCTTAGTACCGCGCCTTCAATCGTAGAGCCAGCAACATAGAGCGACCCGTTAATCGCCATAAATACATCCTGATTGGCGGTATTTGCTTCTAGTCCAACAACGCTTGACTCTGGAACAGCTTGAAATGTGTATCCACCTCCAGAAGATAGAGAGATAGTCCCAGAACCCTTAAGCGCTTTTGCTGAGTTTGCGCCAGAACTGGGAACTATTCTGCGGCGATCGTACTCTGCGGCGATAAAAGATCCGAGCAGGCTGGAGTCAGCATTGTACTGAGCAAAATCGGCGTACAAATACGGTGAAGCCCGCAAAACAGAACCCTGTACTGGGCGATTTTTTAACTGAAAAGCTCGAAATTCAAGCCTTACCTGTAAAAAAACGGCGCTACCTACAGGCAAAGCCTTCTGAAGCACCATCCCTGTTTGCGCCCCAGAATAAGGAATGGCAGTGTTGACTACCATTGCTGAAGTATCGAGTTCGCCAGTAGTCTTGTTGACATAGCCCTGAAAAATGATTGAAGCAAGCCCGACAAACTGGCTCGACACGTCAACGTTGTCAAGATCGAAGGACAACCCAATTCGAGTACCACTGGGGATAGGGTTTGACTCGTTATTGACTAACCAAAAACCGATCGCTTTGCTTGCAGTGCCATCAACCCCATAATCAGGAGTTAGGACTACCGATGTGTCGGAGATATCAACGATCGCTACGTCTGCGCCATTTAATTCGGTCGTGTTGGGTACATAGGTAGAAAACACTTGTGGGTAAACATCTTTCCATCCCGTTGGCGCAAATACTGCGTCGTAAGCAACAAAGCGACTTGGTGAGGTGATCGCCCGACGCATTCCATGTATAGGACTAGCAGGTAGCGCAGCTTCATTTACGACGGTTAACCCCGTAGTTGCAAGGTGTTGATCTTGTGTTAACTCAATGTTTGCTGGCAATCCATAGGGAGTTCCGTCAGTTTGGTATCCAGGAAATGTGGCAACAGTTACTGCGGTACTGACATCATTACTGACCGACATCAGTATTACATACTCATGGATATCTGTACCGTTGATGCCGCCCACACTTGCTGGCTTTGCTCCCGATGGGATTGTAACAACAATCTTTTGCCCCGCGGCAACCGTTACCGACGCGACAGCAGAAGCAGAGCTGTATCCCGCTCGGTTACGATACTGCAACCAAAAATACTTTGTACCAGTCTTGTCGGAGGTGATACTACCACTGCCTAATCCTAATTGTGGCGAAGGAGGGGTAGCGGGAGTGCCTTGGTATTGGTAGCGCATAAAAGATAAATACTTTTTCTTTACGCTTCCACAGGTTGTTTTTGAGTTTCGAGGAGTAGCTTTTTTGGCGATCGCTAAGCAATATAGGCGCTCACATCAAGCGCAACATAACTAGTATCGGGTTGAGTTATAGAAACTGTCTGCTTCGTGGTTTTAGGATCGCTCCTTGATAGGTCGGTAATAAACACGTCAAGGGAGTCGATTGGTATTTGCTGCTCTGTTTTTGGATCTTGTTTAGTCAACGCTTGCAATGGCACATTAAAAAGTGTCTGTCCCACAAGATTTGGTCGAAAGTATTTCAATATGTCGGTTAAATCATTGTCGGAGTCAAGCGGATTCTTAAACTTCGCTCTGGGGAACTCCCTTATATTGTTACCCTCGATCAGCAAGGTTTTGTGCTGGTCGCCGATCTTTTTGATAAAGATCACAGATTCCTGTTTTGCTCCGATCGCGATCGTGTATTCGAGATCTGTGCCGACATAATAGCCGTCTTCAAGAGAGTTGTACCCAAAAACCACTTTAACCGTCTGGTTTTGATCTTCGGCATAAAAGGTTCGGATTGATTGATCTACGGGCTTTATCGCGGGACTAATTTCGGTGTTATCCCCTAGTATTATTCGCGGGCTATCTGAAAACGTGGTAAAAGTAAACTGATCGCTAGTGTAAGTACCTCTAATAACAATCCGTGATGGACTTGTATTGGTGTCTGCATAGAAGCCAAAGTCGGGAAGGGTGAAACTAAATACTGAACTTAAAACTTCAACCAGTTCCGTCGCAACAGCGATCTCAGAGCGATCATCACTAGTAATAGTGTAAGTACAAGAGTGAGGAGTAGTCTCTAAAGTTCCATCAGGAGCGATCGCGTAGGTGGTGATAGTAACTGTGATTGAATCACCAACAATAGGACTAATAGCACTAAGAGAAAATGATGCAGACTGAATCCCTATTGTTTGAGTATCCGAATAATCCAGATTTCCTGCTGTAGATGTAAGTGTGTTGCCGTAATAGGTTACATACTTAATCTGAACCGCTTCTAAAAACCCCAGACTATTGTTCCGACGCTTTAATGCGTGACCAAAAGCAGTGTAAAACCCGTTCTGAAAACACCGAAAGAATGGTAACTGGAATAGATCGGGGGAAAATCCCTTATTGCTATCTGGGTAGCTGGGGTCTGTACCGCCAAACCCTCCGTACACTTTGGGAATATCAATATCTTCAACGCGATTCTCCGTCTCTGACGTTACAGAAATCAAAGTTATTTTGTCGGCTTTCTTTAGTCTGATATTGACAATCCAATCGTTTAATCCTGTCCCCAAGTTGTTGATTGAAACAAGTCCAAAAAGCTCGTAATTGCTTGGTAGTCGATAAACCTCAGTCGGTTCCGAGCGATCGCCTCCAACATAAAATACGCTTTCCTTGATATAGAGTATCTTAACTGGTCCGCCTTCTTCGTCCGATGCTGGTGGCTTATTTTTGCGTTTATACAGGGTTCTCTTCTGAACAGTGCCAGACTCTCGCGCCGACACTGCGTACCACTGTCCATCATCTGTTTGCAGCGCAACGCAACTACCTGCGGAAATGGGTGTGCCTGCGATCGCTCTTACCGTCGCATCCTCTCCAACGACGGTGCATTCACCATTCCCGTCAACACCAATGGTATTGCCAAAGACAATCTTTTTTTGAGTCTTTAGTGCCGCAATTAATCTTTCTTCGGGAGTCACGATTTTGTCAAGGTTGATTTGGAGATACTGATAGCCTGAATATTAAAAGGGATTTCAAAGATCTTCCCGTTTTGAGAGATCTCCAACCCTGATTGGGTTGAAACAATCGAAGGAGTCGCATTCTTAATCAACTCGGTAAACTTAGCAACAATTACATCTTCAGAAATGCTCACGACCTAAAACTCCTGCGTTGTGATTCATTGTAGACAAAATTACCACGCAAACTTGTGTCAAAGCTTGATATTCGCACATTGGGAGCGATCGCGCCATCACTATTCCGACTATAGGTTGATTGCGAGATGTTAACGGTTCGTGCTTGATCGTAGCCACATTCTACCTGCGTCCCCTCGGAGACGACAACCAATGAGCCGTTTTGCAAGCCCCGATATTCAAGGGATTGGGAGACACCAGAGATTCTTAGCTGTCCACTACTAAATGTGACGCGATCGCCTGACTTTAGCGACGGATAATACCATGCAAGCTTTTTCGATGCGATCACGTTCTGCATTGCAACCATTCGCAAATCGGTTTCTAGTGTGGTTTTTGCCTCGGCAACAGTATTGGCATAGGGCAGATTCAACTCGCTGTTATCGGTGTATTTCAGGACGATATCGGCGGGATATGCCCCAATCAAATCTGACGAAGCGTAGTACTTGTTATAGGTGTAAGCACTGTAGTCCGCTCTTGCTTCAATCCTTGCCTTTTCCTTGGCTGTTCCCCACCTCTTGAGCATTACCTGAGCCGTTGGAGGTTTACCTCTTTTAACTTCTTTAACCGCGTCCTGAGCTGCGTCCAAAAACGACCGACCTTGGGCAGTATCGTTTGTTGTTAATTCCTCGAATTTCTCAGCCTTGTCCCTAGCCAATGGAGAAGCTCCTGTACTAAAAGTGCGAGGCTTACTTGAGTCGTAGTCAAAAACCTTACGGATCACACTCGTGTAAGACTCTTCCCCAGCAAAAATAAACTCAGGGCGATTATCTCCAGCCTTCCTCGTTACAGTTGGCAGGTACGGGTTAAAGGCAGGGCTTTTGGCGTAAGCAAAACAACTTTTAAAACTGCTCTCGGACTTAATCCAAAACGGCTCAGAGTCCGTTGGGTTTGCTGTAACAATACCAATAACATATTCAGGATCTATTACGGCTATCCCATTCTGAGTGATATATCTAGGAGGAATATTCCCCCTAGAAGCAATATCTTGAGGAATGTCGGTATACTTCTGAACTTCAACTTGGAAAGGCGTGGGGGTAGACGCAGGGTATAGTGATCGCAGGGGGGCTATCTGAAATCCAGACTTACCGTTAACAGGGATCTTCTTCCAGTCGCATAGCTCAGCCGCATAGCGAAAAGTGTTGTAGAGGTTTGCGGAAACCGCAGGTGGAGTACTGTGTATTGACTCGTATTTTCCCTCAGTCTCTTTTTGTAGTCTGACGTATTTCCAACCCCGAGTCGTTGTACCCACCAAGTACTTGGCATTATCGAGGATCGTTTGATATCCGTTACCCCTTAAAATATTTGCTGAGTCGGGGTTGATGTAGATCGGGACGACCCGCCCCGTAGAGGTCGCATAAACATTAAAGTAGCTAAGAATTGAAGAGTACTCATAAGTTACTTCCTGCTCCTCTACCTGAGTCCACCATAAACTAGGAGAGCCGTTTAAACGCAAAACAGTTCTCTTCCCCTCAATGGTTTGAAACTCGGCAACGTCAACCGCCCTAAATTTATAGCCGTAGATGCGAGTCAACTCACTCTGCACAACCCCATCAACAATTTCGGTGCGAGTGTAAACTTTTTTAGGGCCAGATACATCAAAGTTCATGTCTAGAGACGCTAACCTCCCACTTGCCTCTAAATAACTTAAAGTACTAGCGTCATCTCCCGTATCCCCGCCACCATTTTGAATTACTATTTCGGTCTGCGGGTTGATCGGGAGTAATAACTTATCTTCCTGATCGAAGGGGTCTTTAGAGAACTTGCCCGTGATAGCAACATTGTCAATGATTGGTAATACAGGATTCCGTTTTCTGCTGCCGTCGTCAATTACGAGATTGTCGGGGAATGCCCAACTACCTATATTGTTGATCGCAATCATCTTCACCGCATCAACATCCGAAAACCGTACAAAGCACCCTAATCTGCGGCAATTAGTTTTTAGGATTTCCTCGAATGTTGTTTCAAGATTGTCTGGAGAGAAGAATATTGCAGGTCCAACATAGTTGATGCCAAGGAACGACGTGATCGCCGCAACATTCACCCCAGTGGCATATCGAAACCGCGAAAAATTATCGGGTTGCACGAATGGACTGACACTAAACTTGCGCTGACATTTGGCTTTCCATTTCGAGTCAAGATTAATTACGACCTCATAGGTTTCGATATCGCCGCGACCATAGCGAGATCGCTTAACCGACACACCACTAGGCATCACCACGAAGCCGATTCCCTCAATAGTAATCGGTGTTAGGTTGGGGTATTTAGTAGTAATATCGTTAGCGAGATCTAATGTACATCCCTTGTAAGTGATCGTCCCAGATGGATAATCTTCGAGCTTGTCCGTCCACTGCAAATTACCTACTTGTAGCGGGTAGGGAAGGTTTGGATAGCTGGTAAGTTGCTGAGTAATCGCAGACATTATTTAGTTCCACCGCCAAAAGTCTCGACATCAATTTATTTGACAGAGATCGCTGCATTAATGACCCCAAAATCTTCCCTATAGGCTTGCATATTCCGAGATGTTTGTTTGCGGTATATTTGTTTTGGCGATCGCTGTTTTGGGGTCAAAGTCCAAAGGCGCGAGGTTGTTGGTGTGATTGGCTATTTAAAGAAGCCTTGGTGATTACGCATTGTAAGTAATGCTGCTAACCGTCTGCCTGCCATTTACAGGCGCTGGCTGTTCAACCTGAGATCCCGCAAACAATGTCATTGGCATGTATAGCGTCACATACTTTTCGTCATCGGATAAAAATTCATAGACTTCGGGCGATCGCAAGTTTAAAGCTCTCAAATAAGTGCGCCCCGCAAAGTCGGAAACGAGTGTAAATTCTGGCAGTTCGTAGGTAGCGATCGCTGCGACAGGTTCCAATGCTAAATCTTGACGTAAATGCAGCATTGCCGCACCAGTGGGAAACGGGGCTGTTGGATAGACAAAGATTGCATCGGTATCAATACCATAGGTTCCTGTTACGCCGAGAGTTGGCGAGTACAAAAACAAAATACCGTCTACGGCAACGGGGCTGGGACTGGTAAATGTGCCCCATGTCGAGGTGTCGATACGATATACGTTTGTACTGCCAGTAGCGATCGCGGTAGCAGACACTGCCATATCTACTGAGATACTGACTGCTTTACTGCCTTCATACATGTGTACAGTGTTGGAATCAACATTAAACCAAAACGAATTGGGTACAGCGAGTCTTGGCTCAACCTCGTTTGAGCCTGTTACCGATACCGCTTCAACATTGAAAGGGAATGTGTGTCGGTAGTGAAGTCCAGAATAAATAGGGTTGGCTGCATGGTAAACGATGGGCTGCAATCCGATCGCGTTGGCATAAAGTACTGTGTAGTCACAACTAGCGATCGGAGCCATGCTACGCGATGAGCCTTGCCACAACCTCATAACACTAGCGCTGGTTTGAGATGGACTAGGTAGTGCGGTAGTAGGCAAATCATTGGAAGCGAGTTTAAACATCTTAGAATCTTGTCTAATTGAGTATTGATTCAGATCGGAATTTCATGACTGCACTAGATTTGAGCATGAAGAGTCCTTAGCTGAGTAATTACAATACTCAACAATTTTTAAGCCTTTCACTTAATCGCCTAAGTAGATATATCAACCCATTGCACTGTAACTGCTGTTACTGGGTGAACTTCGTTTTGCGGGTGGCTGCTTTCAGGCTCTACTAACTGCGCTCATCTCTCCGATCGCTATTCGGACACCACCGACATATTGCCTCCGTGTCTAGTTCAGTAAGAGCTTTGCTAGGCTCTTTCAACACGGGGTAAAGCTTAAAACAGCTCTGCACTGAGTCATCGCAAGTTTCGCCTTACAGGAGTACAGCTACCCAATATCCTGCGCTGACCACAAACCAAGTAAAATCTTTATGCCGATACTTGCAAAACTATACTTTTAGCTGCTAATATCTAATACATAAGGATTTTACTTGGATGGTAGTTTTTATTGTGGTAAATCGATTCTAGCTTTCCAAGAAATAAAAGTAAAGGGGTTGAACTGGTTTTCTGGTTCAACCCCTTTACTTTTGTTTTGGTTTTGTGTCAGTAATTCCAGTCAAGTGATTCGTAAACCAAAGTCATTGACTCGATTAACTTCTCCGCGCCAATAAAATACTCCTTGCCTGACGGCGTAACACCAATCAGGTAGCAGTTGTTTAATGTTGCGCCGAGCAAGCTGATAGATCTTAGCGCGGGAGTAGACCCTTTTGATAGGGCAGTACGAGATGCGTTAGCTAGCGATCGCCATGCAATCACGTCACTCGCCTTAACCCCTGATAATCCCAATGTCACCGATTGACGAGCGAGAGCTACCTGTGTTTGCACTCCATTGCGATTAAGCAAGATCTGTGAGTTGTCGGCATCGGGAAAAGAGATTGAATCAACTTCATAACCATCAAAGAAATTTGCTGCGCCCGCACCCGTTTGATCGTAAGACCAGTATTTGCTAATAAATTCGAGTTGGGTTGATGCGCGTATTTCCCGCCCGCTTACGGTTACGGTTTCTGAGGGAATGACATTGGTGAGAATTGCCGAGGGTATTGTGTAGCCAGCAACAGTTAACGAGATGGTGGCGGGATTAAGAGCGTCAGTAACATTTTCAACCTTATGGATATAGTTAACCGCATACTCTGCGGGTGTGCCAATTACCGAAAAGGATATCCGCCGCTTAAAGGTTGGAACCTCGCGACGACCTGACCCTGCTTGGTTGATTACAAATATCTTTGTATCAGCGCCAACATTGATATTCGCGATCGGGTAGCCATCGAAAGTCCCCTGAGAGAACGGGACATCATAATTTCGAGTCTCATATTCTAGTACCAGAGAGTCACTAATTTTACCCAACCCTGTCGTGATTGAAGCGGTTGGCGTTACTGCTGTCAGTACTGCATTACTTAAAGTAATACCGCCAATAGTAATGTCTTCAGTCGGTGGTGCAAGCAGGTCGGTGTTCAGTAGGTTTAAAAATTTCTGATAATCGGCTGGTGAAGTACCTTTCAGGGTAATCGCCACCTTGCGGCGCTTAACTACGGCAGTGCGAACTATGCCCGCATCGGCGTACTGAACACTAATCGAATCGCCGTCACCAAACTGAACCCCATCTAGCTCGACCGTATAGCCTTTAAAGTAGTCGAAGGCTACGCCGTGCGTCCAAGTATTGCTTTCGTAGAGCAGTCTTAAAGTCTCAACTATTTGAACTTCGCCTACCTGCAAAATACCCGTTACTTCTGCGGAAACGAGGCGACATCCCGACAAACTGCGACCACCGTAAGAAATGCTGTCACGAAAATCAGATCCCGCTTCTACTGCGGACTGATAGTAAAGCACATCGGCATCTGAGACCCCAGTAATGGTTATCCCGATGTTTGGGCGATAGGCTTTGAATTTTTGGAGCGCAACCCCGTCCTGCTTGGTGAATTCCCTAGACTCCGCCTCGCCAAACTGAATACCATCTGGCGCGATCGCGAATCCATCAAATTGTAAAAGCGAAATCATTGGCGCATCAAAAAGGCGATCGCTTTATTTAATGTGCGATCGCTTTTTTGATGTTCGATTATTGCGGAATTAGGAAGCTTGGTGGCTACCCGACGTGATATCGGACTCTCTAATCATGGTGCGATCGCCTTTTCTATAACAAATATAAAAAATATCTTTTGCTTCATAGTCATACATTCTCCGTTTTACGAGGGTGAAGAGTAAAGCCCCCGTCTTTCAAGCGGGGGATACAAGCGAAAGAGCTAGATTTATCTAGCCATGATGCGGATCATTGATATACTCCAAAACTTTTTGAGTACTGACTTTTCCAGTGGTATCAAACATATAAGAATGAGTCCATAGGCTAGGCAGTACCAATAATTCAGGAAACTCAAGCCTTAAAAACCTAGAAGTTCTACCCTTGAAAGCCTTGACCACTTGAGCAATTGAGTGATGAGGATCGTACTCAACCAATAAATGGATATGGTCAGAAGCAACCTCCAAAGCCTTGATAAACCACTTCTTGTCACTGGCGACCGACTGCAATATCTCAACACATCGGAGCTTTAACGCTTCATTTCTCGCAAACACTCGCTTCCGTCTGCACGGTATCCATACCAAATGTACTGTAGCCAGTCCTATTGCATGATTGTAATGTTTATATTTTGTTTCCATTTATGTATATAGCTTGTAATTATCTACAAAATCATGCTATCATAGGAACTATGAAAACGTACAGATTTAAGTTTTATCAGCACAAACGGAATAGATACTTAAAGCGCACCATTAATGCGTCTGCGAGTATCTATAACCACTGTATAGCGTTGCATAAGCGCTATTACAGGATGTTTGGCAAAACTTTAAACTGTGCAAAACTTCAGAAACATATTGCTAAACTGCGTAATAGAAACCCATATTGGCAACTTGTTGGCTCTCAAGCTGTGCAAGATATTTGTCAAAGGATAGAACGTGGTTATAAGTTATTTTTTGATCATCACAAGAAAGGAGTTAGACCTCCTAGTTTTAAGAAAACCAAGAAGTATCGATCTTTCACCTTAAAGCAAGCAGGGTACAAATTTTTAGGCGGTAATCGTGTAAAGATTGGCTCTAAAACTTATCAATTCTGGAACTCACAGAATATTGAAGGCAAAATAAAAACTGTCACAATTAAGCGATTTCCTACAGGTGATTTATATCTAGTCGTGGTAACTGATGCGTTAGGGCAAGCTGAGAACAAATTCGAGACTGGTAAAATAGCAGGATTTGATTTTGGCTTAAAAACATTCCTAACTACTTCAGACAACGAGCAGATTGCATCACCTCTATTTCTAAAAGCCAATCTCAAAGCACTTAGGCGACTAAGTAAAGCGCATTCTCGCAAGCGTAAAGGCTCTCACAACCGCAACAAAGCTAGACTTGATCTGGCTAGATTGTACGAAGATATCAGCAATCAACGCAGGGACTTTTTCTGGAAACTTGCCCATAGACTAACCGATGAGTATGACTATCTATTCTTTGAAGATCTCAATCTCAAAGGGATGGTTAAGCTATGGGGACGTAAAGTTCATGATTTGGCTTTTGCTGAGTTCCTAGAAATCCTGCAATGGGTAGCGCTCAAAAAAGATAAGGTAGTTCACTTTATTAGTCGCTGGTATCCAAGTTCTAAAACTTGTTCTAATTGTGGTCATGTTCTAGAAAAGCTGGAAATGGAAACTAGAATGTGGCGCTGTCCTTGCTGTCAGCAAGTTAATAATAGAGATGAGAATGCTGCTATAAATATTAAAAATGTTGGGGCATCAACATTTAGTCTAGGCGATGTAAGTCGATCCGCAAGGGTTGCTATTGCTGCTTGAAACTAGAATCCCCCGTTTTCTAAACGGGGGAGTATGTCAACACCACATTCAACGGTTTCGGCGACGTGATATTTTGGAGTAAGCATAGTTAGTCCTGATCTAGTATTGCTTTCTTGATTTTTGCTTCCTCAATTAGGCGATCGCACACATCTTTCGAGGTGTGCCCGTCCCAAGTAGGCGCTTTAAGTATCCACAGAGACTTAGGGATTAAGCCAACGAACTTTGTTGGTAGATGGTATGTAACCATGCCGCCATCAAGTTTGCATCCCGCAATAAACCATCCATCCCATTGAGTCCCGTCATCATGAAAATGAGAGGCGAAAGATAGTTTTGGATGTAGTCCAAGAAGTTGGATGAACAACAAACATCGGTGGTCGTAGAGTTCCTCAAAGGTATGGTAGCCATCGGAAATTTTGTTAGGGTCGCAGGGAATGAACTCCTTGCCGATAGTGATTCCTTCTGTCATAAGTTTGTAGTATTGGTAAACGATCGCTTAGTAACCTCGCGATCAAAAAACCTGACTCACCCGTGGAGTCTAAGGTAAAAAATTCAACACCATCTTCGTCTTTGTGGCGTAGTACAATCGACATAATGCTATCACTTCCGTATTAAGTTGGTAGAGGCTTGGGTAGTCGCATACCGCGAAGCCACAACAATACTACCATAAAATTGCGTTACCTCACTCCGCTAGTAACACCCGCTACTCGTCTCAAGACATTATTAAGCGTGTCATTAACAGCCTTCTGAACATCGTTGCCCACACCCGCCGCAGAGCTGATATTACTTTGAGTATTGATAGCGATCGGGGCATTAACCGTAATATTCCCACTTGTACCCAGAGCTGCGCCCGTGGGATTGCCCTGTTGCTGAGGAACAAGATCTTTGCCGCCAAGACTACCAAAAGCCTGCGCCAATGCTTCTGCTCTTTGAAGCTGAGCTTCGTCAAGCAAGGCGATCGGCTTGTCGAGTTTCTTCTGAGCTTCCTCAAATGCCTTATCGTCGATCTTCAGCGTCACGGGGTTCTCGGAGATCTGCTTTGACACACGGTTGAATTCTGCCTCCAATCCTGCGGTTAAATCTTTAACCTTGAGATCTGGAGCAACCAACACCTTGGAGAAGCCTTCATCGATTTGCTGAATTAACTTGTCGAACGAAGATATGATCGCCTGTTCTGGCTTTGCTTCCTCCGTAGGTTTACCACCATACTTAGCGTTAAGCCCCTCAAACGAGTTAGCTTGAGCAGGATACTTCTTGTTAAGCTCCTCAAAGCTGCCTGCCACGCCCTTGTCGGGATACTTCTTGGCTAACTCCTCAAAACTAGTGGCGAACGGCGCGTTATTAGGTTTAGGTTCAGGTGCAGCCGTAAATACTCCGCCCTGCTCAACCTGCCCAAGCAATGCTGAGGTGGGGTTCCTAAACGAAGTACCGCGAACATTAACAGGTTGACTTGCCGCAGCCACGGCATTACTTACATCCGTGGTAGTCAATGCTGCTGTACCCGTATTCTGGGTTAGGCGAGCAAGCTGCTCTCGTTGTAGGCGCTCTTGCAGTGCAGGATTTCTGGTTGCGCCGATAACATCACCGATCGCCGTATTGGTTTCGCCCTGCTGTTTGTTAGCGAGAGCTTGGCGATCGTTCTTATTAACAATCTCATTAACCTTCGCTTCGTCAGCAATGAAGCCCTTTTCCTGCTGCAATCCACCTAATTCAAGGAAATTCTTTTCCTGACCAAGTTTGGCTTGAGCAAGTTTAAGCTTCGCCTCCTCGGACTGGGGACGCAATTTAACTTCAAGTTCGGCGGCTTTGATGGCAGCATCCTGTGAGGCGATGTCCACCTTCTTCTTGGCGATCGCGATGTCATTCTCGACCTTCTTGCGCTCAAGCAATAAGTCCCGCTTCTGGATTTCACGCTCCAAGGACTCGGCTTCAAATTTTTGCTGTTGTTTGAGGGAGTTAAGCTTCAGTACAGCCAATTTTTCTGCAAGGATTAGCTTTCTCTCTTCAAGTTCAAGGTCAGCAAAGTTACCTTCACCACCAGCCTTTCGGATAGCAGCTTGTTGGCGATCGTAAATCTTGTTGAGTGCACTGAACTCAGATTCGCGCAAAGCCACAGTGGACTGAGCTAGTTTATTTGCCGACTCGGACAGGCGGCTTTGATTTTCAAGGCTCTTTTCCAGTGCAGTAAATAGTAGCTTTTGACGCTCAAGCTTGAGATTTTGCTGCTCGATTGTGACTGCGTATTTCTGAGCTTCTAGGACTAGGCGATCGCGTACTGCGGAAACCAGTCCCTCAATTGCTGCGAGTTCAGCTTCGGCAAGCTGCTTGGTTAGCTCAGCAACTTTTAATCGATTAGCATTCTCGGTTTCCCTGCTAACACCAACACCTTTCTTCTTAAGATCTTCAATCTGCTTCTGCTTCTGTTGTTCAAGCTGAAGTTCAAGAGTAATACTACGCTTCCGCTCAGCAGCCTCCTGAAGCTTGATTTCGGATTCAAGCTTAACCCCCGACTTGCGAAGCTGGGCAATTTGCGCTAGTCGCTGGGTCTCACCAACCTTTTCGGCTTGGAGGGTCTCCTTGATGCGGAAATCGAGAGTTCGCAACGCTTCTTCGGCTTGAGCTTTAGCTCTGTCGGCTGCGGCTTTTTGTTCCACCTCAGCAAACCTTCTTTCATCTTCCTTTCTCTGCGCGATCGCAATAGCAGAAGCATCAGCGGAAGCCTTCTTGGAAGCTGCTAAAGAAGCCCTACCCGCAGCTTCGGCTTCAGGATTTTTCTTGAGAATATTCTCTATCTGCTCTTTACGGGCTTGTTGGGCTTTTTCCTGAGCTTCTAGTTCTGCAACCTTTTTGTTGGCGGCATTCCTTCGTTCTTCGACAATTTTGTTTATGTCGAAGAACTGACCCCTCTTCGCCGCCGCAACAACTCTAGGGTCTTTAAATAGATCCTTTGTCTCCGAGGGAGATAAAGTTGTTGTATTTCCCCGTTCAACGGCTTTCTGTAATCGACCTCTCTCTGCTCTAGCTTCAGCAAGAGCTTTGCTAGTACCGCCAAGCTGCGCGGTAACATCATCCAGATCCTTCTGAGATCCCTCACTAAGTTTTAAGACATCATCTAGCTTACCCTTCTGAGTGGTTATGCCAATAATCTGCTTTTCTAGGTTACTGACCGAGACAGAAACCTCATTGAATTGCCGAACAGTTTCAGCCGTACCTAGACCACTCTTATTAATCTGATCCAAAGAATCTTTCTTCGCCTTCTCAGCCTTTAAGTCCGTGTTTAGAGACGATATCTTTTGATCAAGAGCAGGAGCTTGTTGCTTTCTTAAGGCTTCAATCTTGGATGGATCGCCAGTTGCCGCCGCGACCTGAGCTTCGGCTATTAGACGATCGCGCTCAATCTGTTCTTGCTGCTCCTTGGCATTTCGCTCTCGGATTACCTTTCTCGCCTCAAAGGATTTCTTCTCAGCCTCAAACTGAGCGTCAATTTTGTCTATCTCGTTTTTACCTGTCAGGACGCTAGCCTCAGACTCGGAGATCTTGCCAGTGGCGAGCAAAGCTTGAATCTTTGCCTGCTGTACGTCGATTGTGGCAATGCGCTTTTGAGCTTCTTTGTTGTATGCCTCAGTAATTGCTTGTTGAGCTTTGATTTGGAGGTCGCGATCAGCGGAGACGTTGGTGGCGATACTGATAAAGTTTTTAGCAACCTCGTCAGCCCTTAAAATACCAGCTTCCTGCAAGACCGTAGAAGCCTCCAAGAGTTCAGTCATCTTTGTCTTGAATATCGCAGGGTCTCCCGCAGATCTAGCCAGAGCTTCTTCGGCGGCTTTATATTTTGCCGTTGACTGCTCAATCGCACTCCCGATGCGAGGTAAATCGATCGGAGCGATTTTGAGATCAACAGACTTAAAGGCTTCTTTTAGTTTTGTGGCTTCACCGATCAGGTCTTTGGCTATTTGACTGCTAGCCTTCTTGTTACTCTCGATCTGCTGAATAATAGTATCGATATCTCCAATTCTAGTGGCAATGTCTTCCTTCTTGGTCTCAATCGCCAACTCAGTTGCCTTGACAGCTTCAGCATCACCCCTCTCTTGAAGGACGTTCTTCTTCTGCTCCAGTCGGATCAGTTCTTCCTGTTCAGCAATTAGCTGGGCGAGTCCTTCTCTTTTTTGGAGGTTGATCTCCGCCCTTACCTTAGAAAGAGCAAGATCTTCGGCAGCGGATCTTGTTTGAATGTCGGATTCTTTTGCATTCGTCCCAGAAAGAGAGCCAAGTCCAGCTATGAATTTTTTGCCAAAGTCTTGCTCGTATTCTTTTTCCACTTCTGCCCTGATTCTTGCTTCGGGATCTACTGGAGTTGCTTGCAAGCTCCTGAGTTGTTGGAGCTTGGCTATCTGGCGATCATAAAGTTTCAAGGTAGGATCGTCAACCAAGATTTTTGGATCTCGAATAGCGTCAACATACTTCTGCCTAGCGATTGTTAGTTTATTAAGCTCGCCAAGCGCGTCTTTACCTTGGGACGCATTAAGAATATCAATCTTTTGTTTAGTGTCTTTAAGTGCGTTTCCAAGCCTCTCAGCCCCGTTCGCCACTGTCTTGTTTTGTTCGTCAATAAACCCGATATACGTGGTAATACCAGCAAACAGAGCCGTCAGTAGCAGGGTTGGTCCAACCTCCGCAATAACATTCTTGAATGAGTTGACAAGCCCCTTCGCTGCTTTTCTAACAGGGATGTCGAGCTGTTCGGCTTGAGCGCTAAGTCTTTGGATATTAGCGTCTATATTCTGAGCGTCTTTCCCTATCTTCTCCAGACTAGAACCGTTAGCAGATAACCCTGTACTCGGATCTATGGTTTTAGCTTCAGCAGCAAGGGCTTTTCGCTTTTCGTTAAAGGATTTTAATTCCTCTAGGGTTTTAAGCCTTTCAGCTCGATTAGGATCAATAAATTGCCCCGCTCTAACGTCTAATTCTTGCAAGAAGTTTCTATTACTTTTTTCTCCTTTTCCAGAAAGAGATGCAGCGATCGCCTTCCCAGTATCTTTTGCTTGAGCAACAGCATTCTCAAAGCCCTTCGAGACGAAAGCTCCTACATCAAAAGATCCGATATTTCTAAGAGTTTTGCCTAGATCGAACTGACTGAGCTTTATCAGAGCAGAGTCGATTTTGCCCGAAAAAGCAAGAACCTGATCTCCCGCTTTTAGGAAGCTGTTTAGCAATCCAACTCCAACCGCATCCCTAATCTTTGCTAGCTGGGCTAGAGGTTTTTCTAAAACAAGTTGACTAAGTGGCGCTACCAGCTTCTGATCTTCGATGGATGCCTTAACCGCATTGACTTGGGCGATCGCGTATTCCCTTTGAACCTTTGCTATTTTGGAGGCTTCTGGATCTATATTGACATTTATCCGAGCCTCTTTTGACGCTCGAATAATATCCTTCTCAATTTCTTTCACCCTAAGCTTTGCTTGGGCTACATCCTTGTCTGTTATTAGTTTTTGAGGAATACTAACTTCGGTTTTTCCTTCCCTAAACTCTTTGGATACTCTTGTCGCAGCCTCTTTTGCGTCTCTAGCTTGGGATGCCTTTTCCCTAAGCTCAGAAGCTCTGGCTAGATTGTTTTCCTGAATAGCTTTTTTTTCTTGAGCCAACAAACTTAGCTCTTCTTTTTTTGATTTAAGCGCTTCCCTTAAACTTGTTTGAGAAACCTCCTTTCTTAATCCTTCGTCCTTGGGCAGCAGTGGCGCTACAAAAGTCTTTGTCTTCCCCTCCTCCTTGGCTAAGCCCAAGATTTCTTTGAGGCTGTCGTTAGCTCTTTTAATCTTGGTGAATGTTTCTGAAATACCAGTACTCAGGGTTCCGATACTGTTGTTAACACCCTTAAAAACAGCAGAAAGCGTACCACCAAAAAGTTTTACTACGGCGATCGCTATTAAAAGCCCTCCAACTATCTTTTGAAAGGGGTTTGAATTCTCCCCAAAAGTAAAGAGTGGCAATATCGTGTCGCCAATCAACTTAAAGACGGGAGCTAATATAGCTCCAACGGTATCGGCAAACTTACGGATTGCTGCCGTCAAGTCCTGAATTATCTTTTGTAAGCCTTTGTTTTTCAGGATTAACTGATCTAAAAAGACAAAACCAACTCCAACCCCAGCCCCTAGCAGTACGCTATTAACAGCAAATTCCCTCGCCGCCGCACCTCCAAGTTGTAAGCTCTTAGCAAAGAGCGAGTTAGCTTTTTCAGCATTGCTGGCGACCCCAGTAAATTTAGCAAGTTGTTTTGAAGCGTCGTTGATTAAGGGCGCGAGGCTACCAAAGATTTCGCTTTTTCCGACAATACGAGAAAGAACGAGTAAAGCCCCTGGCGCGCCAATAAACGCTTTCTCAAAAACGGTTTTTAAAGCGGGAAATGCTTGAGCAAGACCAGCTAACTTGATACCTAGCCCGCCGATTTGTGGAGCTAGGGAAACCAAGAACCCTGACAAAGGAGCCAATCCTCCCAGTAGTCCCTGCAACTGTTTCGTTGCGAAGCTTGCTGCCCCAGGTATCTTGTCTAAGTTAGCCGCAAAGGTTAAAAATCCAGCAGCACCTCTATTTCCGAGAACAGAAGTAAGGTTCAAGAACTGATTGAAGAGACTATTCGATCTCTTGTCAACTATAAACAGTAACTCACCGACCCCTGGAAGAATCTTGGACAAGAACCCAAAGCCTTGCCCTAGCCCCAATATTCCTGCCGACAATACTTTAGCTCCGACAGAAGCGGTAATAAATGCGCCGCCCAAAGGAGCCACCAGCTTAAAGATCTCAAGGAAAACCGCGATCGCTGGCTTAAGGATATTAATAGCAAAGACTACTGAATCTGAGAAGGCTGTAATAGCCCCCGCTAATGACTCCACCAAATACTCTGGAATTGCGCCAAAAAGCTGGGCTATGGGATCGCTTAAAGCCTTAAACAGAACAACAATCTTGTCGAAAGCTCGAAAGAAAATAGAAACCAGTTTCTCGACCTGTGTTGATATAACATCTTGGTTTGCCGCAAGAAATTTGTAAACACCGTCTAGCTCCTTAACGATGGGAGCTAAGAACTTAGCCCCAGCTTTGCGTCCAATCTCGTCAAATACCTCTTGGATGTTGCTCGTGATCCCTGATATCGTCTGGCTTGCGAGCTTGTTGCCAACCTTAAATGCTTCCAGCTTCCTGAGTAGTTCATCAACAAAAGTCCCCTGCGCCTTCCACTTTGAGACCATCTCATTATTGATGCTGAGATTCTTCGCAAGCACAGAGTTTTGGTCGATAGTTCCTTGAACAATTGAGGTTATTTCTTGCCTTGCTTGGAACAAAGGCACTCCCAGAGTCCCTAGCGCCGCAGCCGTCGAGGTAACGATATTTGCGGATTGATCTAGATTTGCCCCAATCGAACTGGCTTGACCCGCGACGATTTGAAACAAATCGACGAGATCTTTTGAAGTTACCCCCACTAATTCCAATGAGTCTTTACGAATCTTCGCGATCGCGCCTTCAACCGCAGGACCAAGAGCCTGAATAGCCTTGGTTGGGTCGGATATTGTTACACCATTCTGGATAATACGATTCGTCGCAACGAGGCTGGCTTGTGTCGCTAGCAACTGTTCTTGAAGCCTTGCGTTTTGCCCAATTAATAACTGGAATGGCCCGTTCTGCACAAACCCCTGTAAAGCTTGCAATCCAAAAGACAGGAAAGTAAGTCGCTGCGAAACCTCAAAAACAGCGTTGGTCGCTTTACTCGCACCCGTCTCTAGCAGTTCAAATAGTTCTAATGGTTCTGTAGCGCCAGCGATCGGATCTGACACCAAAGAAACTAAGCTGATTGGCTGAACAAGCTTCTGGGGTACTTGAGAAATCTTTTCTAGGCTACCAAGTACAAACGCATCAATGTTATCGAGAACACCTGTAATTTCTTCAAAAACAGCAGCGCGAAAACCTTCAGCAAAGCTAGAAGCAGCTTTATTCCCCGCGAGAGTCAGAGCTTCGGTAATGCCGCCGCCAAGGAACTCGTCTACCTGAGCTATATATTCAGCGATCGCGCCACCACCTTTAATACTGTCAAGCCCAGCACCAAGCCCGTCATCAAAGCCTTTAGCTAGATCCCTTGAAGTCTTTTTGAGGGGATCTAAAATCCCAACAGAGAAAGTCGCTGCATCAATTCCGATTAGCTTCTTTAAGTTGTCTTTCTGGGCATTAAAAGCGGGCGCAACAACAAGATCAAATACCGCATTAAGATCGTCGTCTAAAAGATTTCTCCTAATATTCCTCAGATTAGAAAAAGCCGTCTCTACAAGAAAATTCCCCGCCGCTTGGAGTTCATTCTTAGAAGTTACCTGTGCAGCCCCTCTTAACTTGGTGGCAAGCAGCTTGCCGATAGGCAGGTTCCCTTTTTCTAAAACGTCGGGGAACCTCTGTCCAAGTCGATCAATAACATCGCCCAAAGCGCCGCCAAGTTGAGCGTCTATCTCCTTAAACTCTGCGCTTGCAGGGGTTCTTTCACCTAAAACGGCTTGAGCTACCTTTTTCCCAAATGCGTTAGATAGTTTTGCGCCAGCTAACTGGGCTGATTCAAGGTTCGGGGTTAACTCTCCAACTGCCAGTTCTCTAGCAGCTCCGACAACCGATCCTTGAGCGAGCTTCCCAGCTACTCCACCCAATAGGTTTGACTTCCCCGCCGCTTGAATCGATTGAACGATCTTTGAAGTTAAATTCACCCCAAAAACACTACCTAGTGCAGTATCGAGGGCGCTAGGTAGTGTTTTGCCTACAAATCCCGATAACAGTGTTTCTGACAAGGAACTGTCTAGCTGTGCCGACAGTGAGTCGATACTCACACCTAGTTTTGACTCAAAAGCGGTAGCAAGATCGGAGTTCTTAATTTTTTGTTCAAGTGTCTTTGAGAATGTGTCGGCAGTCTTGATGACGACATTTTCAAGCTGCTTGCCCATTACCGCAGGATCAAAAAGCTGAATAGTACTACTTGAGGATCTAGAGGTAAAACCCGAACCAAAATCCTTAGAGACCCCTGAGACCTCTTTGACTAACACCGAAAGCCTTGCGGTCTTGTTTAAGGCTTCGTCCGCAGCGGTCGAAAGCTGTTGAATTAGTGTTTGACCAACTGGAGTGTCTAGCGCCGATCGCACTGACTGAACAGCATCGCCAAGCAACCCTAGCGACTTTATGCCCGATACGGAAGTTGCAAGTAATGCTCCGCCGAAAGCTGTTATTTTTCCCTGAGCAAACTGTGCTGCCGCTCCCGCAGTTCCAAGGGAGTCGCTTAATACGCCAATAGTCTTTGAGGCTTGATCCTTGGCTTGGATTAAGATTTCGACAACATTTGTCTGCGGAGCCATAAGAATAACCAAAAATAGTCTTCTTGGTTATTCTTGCAGCGTCAACCATTACTTTATTTTTTCTGGCTCATATCGAGATACCAAAGCCCATACCAAGTCGTCCGACGGCTTAATCTTGAGATCGCTCCACTCGCCAAGGTACTTGTAATACCTAGCGCAACTATCTTCTACCCTGTTTATAGTCTCTATTGTGTTCCTGTATTTCTCCTCGCTTTCATTGAAGCTCGCAATATTTTTTAAAAATTGCTCTTTTTCTCCTAACAGTTTGTAGCCTGACCGACACAGTTTGTAGTCTGGATATATCGCTGAAACGGCTAGATCGGCGCGAGCATGATTAAAGAGACTAACCACACCTAGTCCGCCCACCAAGACGGCTAGTACAACAAATATCTTTTTCATTGTTTTTACGATTTCTTTGTGGCATTATAGCGCGATCGCTAACGACGTTTTCACTATCTTGCGATCAGTATTCGCAAGCGATAAGAATCTTTCTTTTGCTCTGAACTGGAGCTAGGCTTGTTATTCCTTACCAAGTTAGCCACGTATTTTTTCTCGAAATCGGACTCCAGCTTTGTAAACTCTCCTCCTATCTTTACTGCGTACAACTGAGTTTTTGGCATACTTGGCAACGGGGTAAAACCTTCTTTTTCGTAAATACTTCTCCTTTTCTCTCCAGCGTCATCCTTATCATAGGGAGAACACCTGATCACGCAGTCTTCTGGAAGTAAATCTAGGTGTTCTTTAAAAGCGTTTTTTGATATTTTTATTATTTTTTTAGCGGTACTTGAATCCATACCCCCTTTTCTATCAAAAGACTCGTTAACTTGAAACCCCATTTCGTATATAGGACTGCCCTCTCTTTCACCTCTTTTTAAACTCCCAAATGTAATAATCGCAGATCCTGCACTACCCACTGTGTAAACACTACCATTGTCTTTGTGTTTGTAAGTAAAAGAGTTGTTTTTCGTATCTACCGAAGACAACTGAAAACCCCATCTAGGAACTATCTGTTTCGCAAAAAACATTTTAGTCGCTCCAACTAGATCTTTCGCTTCTTCCTTTCGCTTTTTTGGGATATTCATTTTGTCGATAATCGCGTCCGCTTTTTCTCCCTGCGATATTGATGCTTGGTAGGCAGAAAGCAGAGCAGCATCTGTTATTTGATACTTTTTATCAAGAGCGTTAACACCGATATAAGAAGTCGCTAAAGCAGCCGCAACTCCAACCCCAGTTGCAGCACCTCGGAGTTTAATATTGTTGGTCTTCTCCGTGTTATTACCAAAAGATACGTCAACCGATTTTCGTGTCGCTTTACTTGATAAAGACTCGCCTTCGCTCTTTTTTGCCGCGATCGCCGCCGCGCCACCAACCAAAGCCGCAGTACCTAGCCCTACACCAATATTCCGAGCTAAATCACCAGCAGCCTTCTTTTCGCCAATCTTCTGACAGGCACTCCCACGCTGGATATACCCCTGTTTACATTTAATTTTCTTGCCGCTGTCACGGCGCAAAACTACAGATACCTGTCCTTCAAGGTAGGCTAAATCGTTGGCTAAATCCCCCGTCATTTTTTACTCCGCTTCTTGATTATCTTGCTAATAGCCTTAGCGCCACTCGCGGCTCTAGATTCAACTTTACCCGTGGCACGACCCGCGTTAAATATGGCTTTCCCCGTATTTAACTTCCCCTTCAAGCCGTCCTCGTCCTTGTTGGTAAGTTTAGCGATCGCCACAGCAGTCAGCCCAGTAATTACACCACGACCAACTGCGCCAGCAACGCCTTTGATAATTCTGCCGACTTTACCTTTGCTGCAAGTAGCGCCTTGAGGGATACAGTACGTTTGTCCGTCTTCGCCTTGGCATGGTTTGCCGCGATCGCATGTTGTGTCTAATCTCATGGAGTTTGTTTCCTCGCTTTACGGCGCTGAGTTAATGTGGCATTGAGTTTCTTAGCGATCGCGTCAGCAGCATCCACCGAGAGGTAGTCCACCCAACTACCATTGGAGCCAGTGAAATTGTCGGGATTTTTACCCCTAAAAGGAGTCCGACTCCAGAGATCTCCATCTGACCAGAGATCAGTTTTTGGAGTCTTCAGGATATCTCCGTCTGGCTTCTTGGAGTCCGCCTTATCTCCGCCAAAACCTAGTTCGGGAGTTCCCAGTGTTACGAGGTGGATCTGCTTGGCGATGTAAGAGCCAGAAACATTGCCCTGAGAACCGACTTTTTGCATGGACTCCAAGATATCCAAGGCTCTTTTTGCTGTCTCGCCGCCTTGCTTTAGTCCAACAATAGCGATCGCGGGATGCTCTGTCGTATTACCACCGTAAGTGGAGTTGCCAATCTGGTAAAGCTCCGCAGCTAACCTCACCGCCTCGGGGTCTCTACCCGCCTTGAGGGACTTACTCATTACGGCTTCGTAACTCTTCGCCATCGTGTCGATAATGCCCATAACCCGACCTTTCGACTGCGGTGGAAGGGTGCGATCAAAAGCGATTACATCGCTCTGGCCATACATATCGCGATCAGTCTGGTCTTTGACTTTTTTGCTGTTGTCGGTAATTGACTTGGCTACGTTACTGCTAGGGGTTTCACCATCACCAATAGCCACGATTACTTGGGGTTTTGTCGGTGCAGGGGATGTTGTGCCGCCACTGGCGACGATGGCTTGGGCTTCAAGCGCTGATCTTTGGATATTGTCATTGTATTTAACTCTAGCAAGGACTGCTGCACCTACCGTGGTTTGCGCCAATACAGCCGCAGCGCTAATAGTGGCAGCAGTGGGATTATCCTTGTATTTGTCACCAATAGCGGAAGTCAGGTTCCACAGTTTCCCAAGCGCGGGGTTTACAGTCTTCAGCAAAGTCCCTGTTGCCTCAAAGACCTCTTTCTTTGACTTATCGCTAGACTTACTTCCCGCAACAGAATTAGAAAAGAAGCCAAAAGTTTCTCGAATTTTGTCCCTGACTGCGCCATTCGTCAAGTAGTCCTCAATCTCATGCCCTTTTACCGAGCTAACAAACTGGGCAAACTTCTTGGGTAAAATCGAGAAGGGGTCGTTCTTAGACGTGATAGTGCGGTTATTGATATTTGCCCAGTTCTTATCGTCCTGAGTTGTGCCACCTGTTAGCCCAAAGGATACTCCTCCGAGTCGAGCAATATTGAGTCGTTTCAGTACTTCGCCGCCGTCAATACCTTTGGGCGGTTTGATTCGACTAAGAATCTCCGCAGCCTCGTCAACGACATTACCTCCAGAGCCGTGGCTAACCACGTTTAGAGGCTTATCGCGATACTTGGAGCCATAAGCATATAGCTTGGAGGCTAAGTCCACCGCAGCCTCGTTCCTGCCACCCACGGCATTGCTTAAATATTTGCCAAAACTTTCCTTGGCGACATACCCCAAATACAAGGGATTGTAGTTGCCATTCTTGTCTTTTTGTTCAATGTTCGTGGGCGGAACATTGAACTCAGTGTTGTTAAAAGGAATGATTTCCTGAGTCTTGTTAAACCATTGCTCTCGCTTTGATGTATCCAGAGGGGTTTTCAGGTATTCAGCAACCTTGTCACCCGAAGATCCAAGGTTAGAAAATCCACCCACAGCAAAGGTAATTTGAGGCTTGCTTGTTGACTCGATAGGAGTGGTTTGCGCTCTTTGGTATGCCATTAGCGCCGATTCGGGCAATCCTTCCTTGTAGCGATCGCGAGCCGACATCATTACCGACGAAGGAATGCCCAATAAAATACTTGCCGCCAATATCCCTGCCGCAGGACGATTATCGCCAAAGAACTTACTAACCTTCTCAATATCTTTCCAAGCACCAGCTACGGGTTGAGGTAATAAACTCTTAAGAGCTTTCTTGTTTGACTCCGCACGGTTTAACCCTTCTCGGACAATCTTTTGGCGATCGGGGTTGGCTTTTTGCAAGCGAATTGATTCGCGTAGCTGGGATTGGCTCATGTACGAGTAGCGATAAACCCCACGTTTACGAGCTTCATCTTTTAATTCGCGGATGTTTTTGTTATCTAATTCATCCTCAACAGGGGCAACGCCGACGAACTTAGCTTTTTGGACCTCGTTTACCGCATCATTCAGATCTGAAATTTCTTGCCTATTTAAAGCTTCGGGTACGTCAATACGACAGGTATCGGTCTTGGAGATGCAGGCTCCCTTACAAGACAGCCCAACTTTACAGTTTTTAGGCTTAGAAATTTTGTCAGCACGCTGTCCAATATTGTTTGCATACGCAAGTAAGTACTGATCTGCGTCAGTATCTACTGCATCAGTGCGTCCATCCAGTACTTGCTTGTATTCAATGTGATCGCCTAGCACCAGTCGAATCAGCTTGCGATCCTTATCGTCATCGCGAAACAGGCAGGTAATTAGCCCGTCATCGCCAATATTGATGTTAACAATCTGATCGATGCTCCCGTAAGCGCGAGAAATAATGCGAGTCAATAGTCTCGCGATTACCCTTCTAGCTGCGAGTGGATCTGTGTTTTGAATTACTGGTGCTGGTGCGATCGCGTACATATTATTTACCCTTCCGAGGAATACGTGTATAAATCAAACGAGAAGGAGTCGATTCGTATTTCGCGCCTTTAGCATTCCCGGATGTTTCTCCAGTTCCTTTTCTGCGATTCATTTCTTTGTAGGCTTCGAGAATAGCTTGATGCCTCTCCTCGCCCCTTTCGTCAATTTCCTTAATAGCAGACTCCAGCAGTTCCTTGCCTTTCAGCCCCTCAGATCTCTTTTTTGTTAAAACCTCTTCATCTAGTTTCATAGTCGCTATCTTCAGCATCTTTAGCTCATTCGAGGTCTGTCTGTTCATTTCTATCCCTGCGAAATAGCGACTAGACGGGTATACAACCTTAGAAGTCCTAGTTTTTGTCCCTTGCTCCCCAAGGAACTCCCCTTTTCTGGCTCTAAGGCTATACATGTTTTTTGCGCTGGTAGCCCTAAACTCCGTGAGACTGTTAAACCCCATTTTTTGCTGCTTTTCCAGTAGAACGAAGTCTTGCGCTGAAAGGGTTGCGTCTAGGGGGTGATTGTGAGTTATAACGCTAATATTTTTCCTTTGCCCGAATGGGAATAGCTTTGCGTAGTCCGTGAGTCCGTACCCAAAACCAGCCCTGCTTCCTCCTCTGATTATCAGAGGTTTACCCTCCTTATCAAAAGCGTATACCGTCTCAAAATCGTTGTCTTTAATTCGCGCCTCCGCAGCAGCTACGCTCAACGCTAACTCTGGGTTCATATGTTGGTATGATTTTTTCAATTCATTAGGAATGCCGTCTTTAGCCAACTGCTCGCGATCTTTCTTGAACTCGGAGAACGCCCTGATATCCGCAGTCTTCTCTCTGACAACCTGTAGTCCGATCATTCCGCCCACACCCAAAGACAGATATCTTCCAACAGGTATTTTCCTTGTTTCTTGTGGAGATAGTTTTTCCGCGATCGCCTCTTGAACACCTTCGATCTTCGGCGGCACAAAAGCTGGGGATTGCAGTCCTCTTCGGTTGGACTCGCTTCTTCTCATGGCGATCGCCGCTAAACCAGCCAAACCAGCAGCAGTGATCGCACCTCCAACACCCGCCACAACTTTCCGAGAAGGTCTCCGCGAAGAACCAGCTTCACCTTCCGCACCTTCGCGAAAGTAGGAGTAGGCTTTCCGCCCCTGAGTAGCAGGGACTTTCACCTCTTTTCGGGCATCACTACGGATTATTTTTGATAAAGCAGCGATCGCGTACATGATTACTTCTTAGCCTTTTTACGGTTTGCCTCGTCTTCTTCCTTCTTTGCTGCCATAGCGCCCAAGGCTAATACCCCCGCAGCAGGGGTTAGTGTAGCAACCGTATTTGCAGCGATCGCGCCACCAATGGACATACCTCGACCATGACCGCGTTTACGCAGCGCCCGATAAGTGCCGCTACCGATTGGGCCAGCTAAGGACTGGACTGCACCACCACCAAAGGCTTTCGCGGTTTCGCCTAAGCAATTCTTCTCTTGAGGGATGCAAACCTTGCCGCAAGACTTACTCCCTGAGCCGCACTTTGCATCTTCACGGATCTGCTCAACAAGGCTGTCGATTCGCATGTAAACGGAATTATTTCTCACTTGCTTATCCTCTGGTTTAATAAAATCTTTGGGACCAAACTTGGTCTTTGGACGACCGAGTTTCCTCTTTCCACCTTGAGGCAGGGCCTTAATGGTTATACCTCCAAGCTTTCTCTGAACCTTGCTAGGTTCTTTAACCTCTTCGGCTTGCACGTCATTCGCTTTGTTCTCGACAAAAGTGCTGTAAAAACTTTGGGCGAAATTAGCGACAGACTCAGCCGCCGATCGCGTACCTTGACCAGCCTTATAAGCAGCAGACTTGGCTACCGATCGCGTCTTTTGACCAGCTTTATAAGCCAACTGATTCACATCATATTCTTTGTCGGGTAGCGAGGATATACCGCCAGCTTGTCGATCGCGCTCCCATCCTTCCCTGCCCTTACGGACAAGTCTGCCTAGCGCAGCACCAGCAGAACCTGAGACTTTCGTTAGTAGTGTTTTTTGTGGTTTAGCGATCGCACTCCCACTATTCTCACCCGATTCACCCGCAGTAACAGTTAATCCACCAGTAGACACCTTGGGTGCAGGAGGATTGTAAGGCAATCGGGTTAAGGGAGGAGGTGTAGCGGCTTCAGGTTTGTTGACAGGGACTAATGCCCCACCGACTTGTACTTTTGGTTTTGGCGATGGTAGGCGATCGGGGGGAGCTGGTCTATTACCTTTTATTACGGCTTGCCGAATCGATTCATCTGTTTTATCACCACTCATTCGCGGGGCATCTTCAAAATCGGTGAGCTTTAGCGGCTCTCTCTCTGTCGTTTTGTTTTTCTTTGCCGCTTTACGCTGTTCATACGCTTCTTCCTCCGCAGCATCCTCTGCCGCATACCTAGCTCGACGGGCCTCGCCACTCTCTTCAGGTTTCTCTGTAATTTTTGAAACCGCCTTTTTGACCGCAAAAGAAACGGCTTTATTTACAGCTATACTTCCCGCAAGTGTAGCTACAGTCTCGCCAGTCCTGATCGCAGCTTTCTTGGCAAACTCACCAACCCGACTCGCGGTGGACTGAGGTGCTACAACAGGAGCGGGAACCTCAACTGGTGTTCGTAAGGCTTTTGATTCTTCTGGCTTCTTCCTCATCGCGATCGCTGCTGCCCCCAATCCACCCAAGGTAAGTGCAGCGCCAATACCCGCAGCACCTTTCTTCGCTATTCCGACATTGCGATAATACGAATAAGCCTTACGCCCATTTTGTGCTGGGACTTTTACTTCTACCTGTGCATCTAATCTGTCAGTACTCATCGATTTGGTATCCTCGTTAAAATAATTTCCCAGCTAAAACTCTTATTTTCGATAGTCCCCATTACTTCGTTACACTTAATCGAGTTGTCAACGATGTAATACTTTCCCTTGCCCGTAAGCTGAGCCTCGGTGTATGCCGCAGATATACCACTCACCTGATAGTCGTCAATACCAACCTTGATATTAGTGCTTTCAAACAAGGCGACGGTACGAGGGTTAACTCGTAGAATCGTGGGGTGAGGCAATATCTCTAGCCTTGTTTCGCCCGACGCAGTGCGAGTCACCACTGTTAATGGCAGCACGTTAGGCGCACCGATCGCATCTCCTGCTCGACGATCGCGCAGTCCTTGAAGTTTAGTAATAAGTTTGTTGGCTAGAGACATACTGCTATTGTTTGATGCTCATAAGCAAACAAGCGATCGCTGGTTGATTTAGCGATCGCTTGTAAGATCCTTTTGTACGCATGGTACATAGGGCTAAATTAAGGAGATACAACCATCCAGTCGTCGGACAAAAGATCTGTTTGGGAGGCAAGCCAAGGTACTAAACTTCTTGGAGCATCCAGATTGTCGGATTGTAAACCAGTAGTGTCGATATAGATATACGGGTGGGTCATTTTTGAGTGTGCATCGGGACGCTGAATCTGAATAAAGATACCTTTGCCGTTCCAACCCGTTCTGGCAACCTTGCCACCCGATTTAATAGCTTCCAAAGCTTCGGAGAATGTCATTGTGTCCTCTTTAAATAATAACTCAGAAGGCAATAAATGGCGGCACAGCAGGAATACTGTCACCCATAAAACCACCTGTTAGGACTAACTCCTTGAGCATCAAAAATTGCTGTCCATAGGTGGTTCGAGATAGATATACATCGGAGAATCTGCCATTACCGTTTGCGGGAGTGGAAGTTCTCCGATTCGACATAGACTCACCTGCATCAATCGCCTTAGCATTAGAAATCGTCACCGTACCTTCCTCGGTGTTCAAGGCAAGGTAGTGAGCGGTCAACAACATTACCGCCATCTCCGCATTCTCACCCCACTCCTCAATCGAACAGAACCGCGAATAGAAGTTCAACCAGTTCTGCATAAAGATCGGCGACTCCCCAACAAAGTCGGAGAATGCTGCCTCGTAGGTAAAAGTATCTGCGGAAACGACGGGGTATGTTGCCATGTGTTTAGACTGTTTCTACGTGAGCACGTTCTGCACTGCGGAGGCTTTCTAGTTCGTCGTTCTTGAGTTCTTCAAGTCTTGCCTTAATTGCACGGGCAACGTCTGGACGAGACTGAGATTCACGACCATGCCAAAGCTCCAACTCAGCCTTGTCGTAGGAAGCTTTGATCAGTGCTTTTGCTTTTTCTGGGGTAAAGTGAATCGACATTGCTGTATCGTTAGCAATGCCTTCGATGTCTGCGCGATCAGGAGTGAGGATTTCTAAAACGCCTTCTTTTATTAGGCGCTCAAGATGTTCGGCGCTAGGGCGATGGGATTGAATAGCGCGAGCGGTTTCGAGAGGGATTTGGTTTGGACCAAAGTTAATCCACAAGCTTGTTAGGGGTAAGGAACTCATACCCTTGGGCACATTAACATCAGCAAGAATATCTCTGGCGCGATCGTTTGGAGGGTACTGAAGGTTAAACGGTGCGTTGCGTTTTTCATTGTGTTTGAACGACCAGATCACATAAGCATGGGGATCTTCAGTCTTGTATTCTGGCTCTGGAGTGGGTGCTTCCAAGACGGCAGTTGTAGATTTTGCCTTGGGGGTTTTAATTTCGGTTTGAGAGATAGTTTCTTCAGGCATGATTTCTTCTTTATGCTGGGAGGTATAAAAGGTCTGATTTTGGCTTTTGGAGCGCATTGCTTTTAGCTACATACTCATAAAGCTTAGTGATAGGCACTGCTTCGGTATGGGATTGACTATCCCAGCCAACGTGCATCACCACGATCGCCTCAAATGGGTTGTAGTTACTTAGCGCTGCATGAGCTTCACCCTGAACGCCATCTGCCTGTTCGCGTAGTGCTTCTGGGCGCATAAACCTTGCAATTACGCCGAACTGATCGCTAATGCAGGACATAATAATGCCCTTCTCGCCAATATGATTGCGATTGGCATGGAGCAGGGTTTCAGCGTGGTTCTTGATTACAACATCGAATTCATCGGCGATCGTGCCGATAATTACGCGATCGCAATAGGTAAAGTTCCGCAGAAGCGGTGCGTTAAGGAGGAGGTGGTCAGGGTTTTGTTTCATAATTCAATAAATATAAAAATATCGAGCGCAGGTATTCCCACGCTCGATATTGACGATCGCTTTACAATCCGTGTAGCCAGAGTACGGAGTAGGGACGCTTGATAATCAAGCCACCATATTTCATGCGAGCGGTGCGTTGCATACCACGAGGTAGCTCAATCCACTTCTTGAAGGAGAAAGGCTCCGTGATACGGAACTTGATTTTGTTCGGGTCGCGCTTGTAATAGCAAGCAACGTTAGAACCGCCATCACCAACACCTTCGAGGGGGAGTAAGGGCATTACATCCTTGATGTAAGTTGCCTTGCTGAGGTAGTAGTCGAGGACAGAATCGCTGTTGAAGTCACTGAGACGACGGAAGCTGATTTCGTCGTGAGTTGCTTGGGCAAACAAGATGGTGTCAGGAGTCTCGATATTACGAGTCAAGCGACGCATCGAGTTGCCAGTATCGTTCAACACTGCGAGCATCTGAGCGACAGTAGTAGAACTGTTGAAAGCGAATGCCGAGTAGGACTTCAGGGTGTCGGGGTGGTTGAAGAAGCCACGCAGTTGACCGTCACCAAGGAATACCATCTTGTCGAGGTATTGCTGACCTGCTTCAAGCACGATCTGGACTTTTTCTGCTTCAATGCTAGTACCGAACTTCTGGGAAAGCTCGATCTCTTTGTCATTGAGAGTGTAAGCACCGATATGCTCAGAAACTCTTTGGCGGAATTCTCTCGACACGATCTCAACGTTGGGAACGTGGGTGGTGTAGTCGCGAGCAGCTTCCCACCGACCGATACCTGTTACCTTGCGATAGCCAGTTTCTTCGAGTTCGGGTTTATTCCAGTCTTCGCGAGGAATGAGAGTACCGTTCGCCCAGTAAAGCTGTTCGTACTCTTCTTTTTCGAGGGTCTGTTCTAGTTCAACGAGCTGCTCCTTGAAGTAGCCCACTGACCAGTCATCATTTTTGATTTCAGTAGCTGTAGTCATTGAACTCCTCCTAGAAGTTTGCGTAAACTTTGACAACCCTGTTGTTGTTGATGTCGGTTACAACATCCGAGCGGAAACTAGCGCGGGTCGAAGCATCGATCGCGCTGTTCGCATTGGTCTTCTGGGCGTAGCCCTTAGAACCAGCAGCAACAGAGATAAACACGGTATCGGACTCAGCAATGCTGGTTTCCAAGGTAGGAACCCAAATACCAGAGAGATCACCCAATCGGCGTTGAACGTCAACAGCTAACTGGTTAGCTTCATAAGCCGTAGTTGCCGCAGGTCCAACTTGATCCTTTTGAACGGAAGTGTTGAGGCGGGTAATACCGCAAATAGCGGTAATTGCGTCACCACTATTGGGGAGGCGAATACTGCCGCCGTTGAGGGTTCCAGGTACGCGAGGGGCTGCACCAGCAATCTTGGTGACAAACAAGCCAAAACCAATGCGAGATGGACTTGCCGCCGCTGTGGTTGGAGTGGTAGGCACGGTCAAAGGTGCTGCACCACCACCGCCAATCGTGACGAACATTGGAGTGTTGTCTTTGCGGTGCGTGAAGACCAAGGTGGAGGTGTTGTTTACTACCGAGGCAAGCTGGCTAGCACGAAGGTTGGCGCGGAAAGCATTAAACAGACCTGTGGCTAGATCAGCACGAACAGTTGTAGTAGTAGTAAAGGAAATGGTGATTGGGCTGGAGGAAGTTTCATCATCGTAAAGAGTGATGGTGTACACGGTAGCCGTAACAGGGGTTGCGGGGGTTGTAACCGTCCACACTTCCTTAACATAGCCACTGTCGTTGTGATAGGCTTCAACGGAACCTACGCCCATGCCCTCAACCATTCCAGCGAGAGCCTGTGTGTAATACTGGCGATAAACTTTTTGCATTTTAAGTGGCTCCTATTTCTTGTTAGAACGAGTTAAGGGCTTGGCGTAGTTCTTGCCGTAGCGCTCGTTGTTGCGGGCTGCTGCATCCTTCTTCTCTTCGGAATCTTTACGCTCAGTGCGACCAACCTTCACGACGGTCTCTAGGCGATCTGCGTAGCTAGACGCAGGAACAAGAGTTGCGTACTCAGCCGCGCTATCGAAACGAGCTTCGATGTAGCTATCATTGCGATCGCTTAAATCAACTTCAGGATGAATAGCCTTCAGTGCAGCGCGACGAATCTCAGTGGAGTCCATCGTGGTTTCAATGCCTGCATCCTCGATGTTGATGCCCTTGGAAGCAAGAAGTTCATGAGTCTTGCCAATTGCATCGAGGCGATCGGCAGTCTGGCGATTAATTTCTTCGGCAAGAAATTCACGGACTTCATCGGAGTCAAGAACGATCGCAAGGTCGGAAGAATCCATCTTCTTGCCCTTCTTCATCTTCTTCTTGATAAAGTTAGGCATTTCACCTTCAGCCTCTTCGTCATCGCCATCATCTTCGGCATCTTTGTTGTCGTCTTCTGACTTCGACATGTTGCCGTCCTGACGGATGGTTTCGAGTTGGGTTAGGGTCTCGGTTAGCTCATCTTCAAGAGCGTCAGCACGACCCTTGGTGCGATTAACCTCGGAAGTAAGATCGGCGATCGCATCAGCCTTCTCTTTGAGTTCAACCTCAAGGGAATCTACGCGAGACTTGTATTTAGATAGTTCTTCGAGTTTTTGCGACAGGGGGTAGAGCGCGATGTCCTCCACCTGAAACTCGCCAGCGCCATCCACGCGCAATGTTTTTGTTTTCAAATCGGACATAGCGGAGCTACCCTCATTTTTAATTGTTGGAATAACGACAACGCTGTTCGGAGTAGAGGCTTTAACCTGGATCGAGTCAAAGCGAACTAACTCAACAACCTCATCCTCATCGGTATCGGCACTATCGAGGTGCATCCTCACAGCGCTCCCCCCGCGTGGATTATCGGTTGCGGCGCAATGGTCTGGTCGAATCTTGGTTTGAACGCGATCAAAATCGCCCCGATAGGTGATCTGGTCGATCGCGTCGAACCATTCGCCATTCGGGGCTTCTACGATTTCGCATTCATATCCAAGAGAAAGACCGTTTTTTTTGCCTGCCTTTACGGACTGGGCAAAATCGGGGTTAGAGATTCGGGCAATATTCTGTACAACCCCCTCGTTATCGTTGTACTCACCCGCCCTTGTTAATTCACCAACAGCGCTATCTCGTTTTCCCCGCAATAGCGAAGATGGATGCTCGACAGTCATCGGCAATCCTTTTAGGGACTCAAGGAAGTCGCGATCGCGGTTTGCCGAAGCAGGTCGCAATTCACGAACTTTCTTCCCATCACCTCGAAAGTATGTCAATATGCCGTCACGACAAACCGTGCTGTACGCATACAGCCCGTCCGCACGTTCTTCGGTGCGGGTCGCGAAACTTACGTCATCAAAACGAAATGCCATTGGCTCGATAACTCAGGTCAATGGCATTACTTTCTTGTTTTGTCAAGATGAATATTCGGTTTTATGGAAATTAGCGATCGCCTTTCTTTAAATACGCTCAATACCGCCACAAATCCACCACAAATCCGCGTTTCAGTGCGAAAATCTGGGTAGAGTTACCAGTTTTGAATATGGCAGTAAAAAGTAAAGTTAAGCTCGGTGCGTATATCGGGCGAAGACTGGAACAGGAACGTACCGATGCCGACTACGGGCAGCAGGAAGTTATCGACGAAATCCACAGAGTCACCTCATCCCCAGAAGTTATTGCCGCATTAGAAATGTCTGTTGCCGCAAACCTGACAAAGTTTCGAGAGTTTCGGGGTAAACGTCAGAAAGACTTAGCCGCAGATCTAAATAAACTGCGCGACACCTTGCATAGCACAGGCATAGACACTGAAGTATCTGGCGACGTGTCTTGGATGTCCAAGGTTGAGAATAGCGATCGCATCATGCAGGCGGTCGAACTACGACTCTTTAGCCTCGCCTTGGGCGTACCGATGGAGGCGTTCTTCCCCGATGAGTTAAATGTCTTGGCGGAGAGTAATGACCCGTTCGCTCCTTACCGATATCTGGGACGCAGTATTGAAGGTATTCAAAAGTATCGACATGTCAGCCGCAACAAAATCGCGATCGTTTATTGTTCAGAAGGGTTGTCTTTGCCTGATGGTGTGGGGAAATACTTATGAGTCTTCATTCAAGTCCCGAATTCACTGGTACAATCATTCGAGAAAGCCATGAGAGTGGCGTTTTGCTAGTCACGGTCGTAGAGTTACCAGGCCTAGTCTTAGTGCTCAACTCCCATAGCGAAGAAGAAATCGTATTGCCCCAAGCTATTAGATCGTATCTAAGTCTTGAGGAGCAATTGAAGATTAAGCGATCGCGAACCAAGGTCACAGCAGCAAAAATATCTATCTAATTCCGATCTGAATCACCCGAAGAAACCATGTCCTATGAAGCCCTGCCGTCGGGAAGCTTAGTTAAAGCTCCCATCGATCTGATCGAAACTCATCCACAGAACCCCGCTCCTATATCACAGAGGTATAGTGAAATATTGGGCTATCCCGTCAGAGTTGAGGATGCTCAGGTCGAGTCCTTGATTGAACTGCTAAGGGCGGAGGGCTACAACCCCAATAAGCCTATGCTGCTCAGACCAGTTAGCGATCGTCTCCAAGCCGTTGAGGGCAACCACCGATTTGTGGCGATGTGGATGCTCACCAAGGTTCTCAAGGAATTTGAGCAGGACTATATTCCCGCGATCGTGGAAGACCTATCCGAAGAGGACGCTCTAATCAAGTTAAGTACGCTCAATACTCAGCGCAGGATGGAGGGTTGGCGGTTAGCTCGATTGGCTTACTACACTTGCGTTGAGAAAGGTATGTCTCAGCCTGAGTATGCGGCAAAGGTGGGGTACGTCCTTGAAGGCGGAAAACCAAATGGTCCACGAATTTCTAAGTTGATTCAAGCCTGTCGATTTGTTGACTATATTTCCGCCAACTCGCCAGTTGAAGAGCTACAAGATGTCGAGGTCTTAACTGAACCGAAAAATGGCTTATTTAGGTCGGTCGATCGCGTCGCTGAATTTATGTACTTCGATCAAGAGGACTGGTTATGGATTGCGGAGTTCTACCTCCGCCACCACATGCAGATCTCGGCAAGGCAACGGGTCAATCTAGCCAAAGCAATCAAAGATACAAAGGATTTGCTTAACAGGTCTACCTCCTACCCCGATCGCTGGAGCCAATGGCTTCGATGGGAATATATACGCGGAGAGGTGGCTAGTCAGTGTGCGGCGAACGAAGAATCACAGCTAGCCAAAAGTTTGTTGCCTCAACTAATCTCCGAGGCGAATAAAACTTACGAGTCGGATGACCTGCCATTTATTCATAACTATCACGAAGTTACTGGTAACAGGGTTGAAGAGAGAACCGCCAATCTCAAGGAGGAGTTTCGTACTGAGTTAATCAAGCAGATCGAAGGGCGTAGCGCCAAGTTTTACAGGCTTGTTGATGTTGCCGAAGCTGCGCGAACTGTAATCGATCGCTATGCGTTTATCGAACAGAAATACGAGAACTTTAAGAAGATCGGAAATACGGTACATATCGAGCAAGAGATTGTTGCGATCGCACCTCCGACAACCTCAAAGCCAAAATCCACACCAACAACATCTACGCGATCGCCTATCACGGAACCAAAGCCTAAACTCGACACCGAAAAACGAGTATGGATTGAGGAGCAATACCAACCCAAAGGTATCGTTTCTTCCCTAGAAGACTACACCTTTCATGATGGCAAACAGTACGGGCTGATATTTTCTCGCCTTGGTAATAGCGGCATGGAGGACTTCTTTCAAAATACCGACTATATCTATAGAACACTCACCGAGGGCGGAGTATTCGCTTTAATATTGCCGCATAAATACTCCTTCGCGGTAATTGAGGAGCTTGAGTATAAGGTAGCTAGCTCTAGTCGCTTACACCTTCGAGGCTTGGATGGCGGTATATATTCCGACGATGAAAAACCAAGGTTAGCGATCGCTGCTTCAAACCGTACATTAATCCATCAAGAGTACGAAGAATTATTGTTGTTCACTACGCAGGATGATACTCCTCTGCCATTGCGATCGCCCCTCCCTCGGATGGCACTAGAACCAGTTCACGATATCTTGACCGCTTTTGGCGATCCTAACGAGCCGTTTTTAGACCCATTTGCTTTCAGTGGCGAGGTCGTAGTTGCGGCAAAAAGTTTGGGCTATCGGTGTGATTATCTTGTGGCGAACCCAACTCAGTTAGATTTAGTCGCTCGTTGGTGCGATCGGACTGAGTTTCCTGAGAGTTTATTTAAAGCATAAAAAAGGGTCTCAGTTGAGACCCTTTTTATTGGTGTAGTTTAGTCGAAGAACTTTCTGACCGCCGCTTCTATGTCTTTGTTGGGCATCGGGTAGCACCAGATCGGCATCATCCGACCGTTGCAAATTCTTTCTTCTTGCTTGCCAAGATCCCCACAAGTCGCCTTTACGAACTTGCCGAGAGTAGTACGGCTCTGAGTAGTCACGGGCAACTTCAAGGACTCTGCAATCTCTACGGCTCCCATCCACTTTGTCTCTGAGGCTGGAGCAATCGCTTTGATAACAGCCATTGCGTCGTTGATCGCAACATCTACAAGCATTTGACATAGGCGAGGATCGGTATCGGCAAGCATATCCTTGATCTCGAAAACCGACTTCGCTGTTTCGAGTGCAATTACACGAGAGGGTAGCGCAGGAGACGGAGTTGAGGTAGGAACTGAAGGGGTTTCATATTTGCCAGTCTTGCGAATACTTGGAAGAACTTCTTCGCAGACCCAATCTTGGAAAGGCTCGGCTTGCGGTTTGCGAGACTTCATTGTGAGACGATACAAACCAGATTCGGAGATGGCTAGAAGCCTTGTGATGTCTGGTTCGTTACTTAAAGTGATACCCCTCTCCTTCAAGTTTAGCACCTGCTTTTCGCGATCTTTTAGGGGATTGCACGCCTTGCTTACGTTCTCCAGATCCAAGATGTTTGCAACATCTTGGATCTGGAGAACGTAAGCAAGGATTTCCGTTAATCATCAAGACCTTGATGCTGCTTCCATTAAAATCAAACTGCGTTAAACTTGTGTTGGACATATATCTAGCCTTTTTAGGTATGTGTTACGCGATCGCACCTTCAAAAACTTGCGATCGCTATCCCAGTATTGTACCTTGATTTTGTGGCGATTTTGTGTTAATCCTCGCGTAAATATTCATCCAGAATAATCCCGATCTCCACCTCATCCTCCTTGGAAATGCCCAAAAATTTACGCAC